GGTACGTTGGGTACGCCATTTGTTAAGTCAATTTCTCTTGTAACTACTGCCGGAGACTCTGATGGTGTGTATATTGCCATGTCGTTTCCTTTTCCAATCTAATAGAAATTATAAGTTTCATAATACGGTTATGTTCAATTAGTTATATTTATATACATTTGATTTTAGAAGCCTACCACTTATTACCCCATTCTTCAATTTGAATGCCTCGATCTGTCGGATCTAGTGACCAAGGTGTATCAGCTGGAGTTGTTATAGGAGCTGATCCTAATCCATCGTCGACGAATCCCCAATCTAAAACATCATCTTCTATTTCTTTCATTCTCTGTTGAAACATAAGATCTCGTATACTAATATCAGTTAATTCACCAAATGCACTAGTACCGGCAAAATATCCAAACATAATTAAATTCATAACAATATCATCATGATTACCATCTGATGCTTCATACGACTGGCCTCTTGCAGTAAATGTAGAAATTTCTATGATTGTATCTTCATCTACAATTTCAAGTTTATTATTTTCTAGTAAATCTTTAAATGAAGAACATCCAATTCGTTTTACTTTACGAGTCATAAGAATACCAAGCGCATCCGCTTTAATAGCTGATTCAACAAACATATTTTCATATTCTAATTCATGGTATAAACCATTACACACAACCATTCCAGCATCATTTGATTCTATTACAACCATCGCTTGATTATAGGAATTTGCATACTTATATATAATATTAGGGAAGAGGAGAGGAGAGATAAGATTATTGCGATATACAGCAACCTGCTTAAACGGCTCCGCGCTAATATCGATTACACTAAAAGTACTATAGTCCTGTCCTCTTCCTTTAGCAACATCAACTAACATTACATAATTGTGATCTTTGATTAGTTGATTATAAACTTTTACACCATCCTTCGTAATTTCTAATGGATCATGTCTTCTTAATTCAAGAAGTGTGTTAGCATTAATAAGAGTATCTCCTGTACCAAAGAATGTGTTTCCAAACTCTTGATCAAATTGTACAGGCGAAGTATTGGCTACTGTAGCTTTTTTCCACTCTTCGTCTCTTCCTGGAACATCCCACCAGTCAACTCGAAATGGAATGAATTCATTTGTTTCTTGTATTGCACCTTCCCATATTTTATGAAAAACATTACCTAAACCGTTTGCTGTAGATGTAATAATAACTTTTGTATCTTTACCTGATGATACAACTGGATAAGTTGAAGTATAAAACTCTGAAGCTCGTTCAACAAATGCAAACTCGTCAAGGTAAAGAAGATTAACTGACATACCGCGAATAGATGATCCTGATGTTGCAGCAGCAACAATCCTTGAATTATTACTAAATTCAATAGATCCTTTGTTAAGAGCTTTACATCCTGGCTGTAAAAAGAATGGTAAGTTTTCTAGCATGAGTGTAACTCTACCAAGCATTTCACGAGCGGTAGCACCTTTGTTTGCCATAACAGCAATAACTTTTTCGCTATTAAAAAGTGCAAACCAAAGTAGATATGCCACTGATGAAATAGATTTACCAGATTGCCGGCATGCTAAAACAATATTAAATCTGTTTGTATTAAAATGATTAAACATTTTTTCTTGATATGGGTATAGATCAAATGGAACTAAACCTTTATCAAGGTGAATTACTTTACAATATTTTCTTGCAAAGTATGTAGGATCTTGCATGCATTTAGCATATTCTTTAACTTCATTATTTGTCCAATTAGTAACAACACCATCACGTTTAACACTTGGGTTGCCTAAATAAGAATCATTCTTTTCCATCATCTAATCTATCTGTAATATCAATTACGTTATCATTCTTAACAGGGTTATTCATATCTTGTAACATTCTTTGTAAATCTACAGTAGATCCTACAAATAAATTATTTGTAGTTCCTTCAGGAGCTGTTACCTGCAAAACATCTTTCTTTTCAAATTCTTTCTTTTTCTTATGTAAATCCATAAGACGGTCATTTACATCTGAAACATTTTTAATCATACCAGACACAACTTCAAAAGCTCGAGGATGTTCGAGATTTCTAGCTACTTCAATCATATCCTCAAGTGCAGCATTACCTTTTTCGATTAAATCGTAATATGTTTTACGAGAATAATCGAAGTCATCTTCTGGTAAATTGTCTGATTTTTTCCAATCACTCATTTATTTAGCTTTTCTTGTTCCACCAATTAAACCAGCCATAGAATTTTCTGGTCCAGTTGGTCCGCTTTTCATTTTATTCATATGGTCACGAGCAGCTTGTGATATATCAATTCTATCTGGTTGCACTTCACGCGCTTTCTTAGATTTATTTGTAGTAACATTTGGTGGTTGATTTCTGCCATAAGGATCCGTTAAGCTACCAATAACCGATTCTGTAGAATATTCTTTAAATGATAACATTATTAATTCCTTTATATTTATTTACGGTGCTTTTCGACCAGTTACGGCTGCATGAGCATTTTTATACATATTTCTAACAGCTTGTGCTCGTACTGATGGCGCCGCTCTTTTTTGAGCTTTTTGCTGAGTTCTCCAATTTTTAGCTGCTCTTTTTGCAGCATTTTTTACTATTGTCGCATGTTGCTTAAAATCAGAATTATCATGAGAAATAGTTGTTGGTTTGCCATCGACACCTCTTAAAACTTTTTTTCCAGTAGAAGTTTTCATAACTTTACCATGATCTGGATGAACCACCGATGATGGTGGTGTAGGTTTCATTGCTTCCATACCAGCACGACCAACACTTTTTGCTACTTTTTTAATTCCTCTTCCGGTTGCGTTTACCGCTCTTTCACCACGTTTTCCATCACCAGTAATAAAGTTGCCAATTTTTCCTCCAATGTTTCCACCAACACTTGCACCTGCAACACCACCTGTGCCAAATCCAATAGCATTACCAATTCCAGGAGCAACCAAGCCGCCTGCAGTGCCACCAGCAATTGCTCCACCTAATCCACCAACAGCTGTACCAATCCCTTTACCAATAGCTTTACCTATTTTGCCTTCATTAAGTTCTTCTCTTAATTGAAAATATGTTTTCATTGTGATGAATCTCCGTAATATTCTGTGGCAGTTGTAAATCCAAAATCACTAAACGGTTGAGCATTTGCTGGATTAGATGTAGTAATTTGTTTAACGTATAAACCATCAGAATCCGCTCCAGAAGTTAATAATGTGGTTTTGTCTATATAAACATCGGTTGTAGTTTTCTTAATAATTCTATCTTGACGGATCGGTCCATGAAAATTAACTCTCATTCCAAAATCAAGAGTATAAATTATGGTTCTTCTTTGTTCTAATGATCCTTCAAAATCATCTTGAAATGCTACTGATTGTAAAGTAATTGGAACATCTTCTTTTATATCTTCAAATCCAGAAAGTGGTTTAAGAGTTAAGGTATATTGTGGATTAAAATATGGTAAAATTTGCTCAACAATTTGAAGAGCATCATCTTGTAACTTAGCATAAATGTTTAAAGAGAAAAATATAGTATATGGAGCTGGTGAATATATTTTATTTACATGAGTAGTACTTGCACCGTATGCTTTATTATAGTTATTATTCTTTGGAAGAATTCTTTCTGGATCATAAGCTAATGAAGTAATTTCAAAAGACATTCGTGGTAACTTTAAAGCCACTTTAGTATTGTCAACTAAAGATGGATTTTCTCTAATTCTTTCTAAATATTTATCTTTTGGTGCATATGCTAAAGGCACTTTTGTTTGGTCTATTATAGAACCATTTTTTGCAGTCCTTTGAACATGAATATCGTTAAATATTGTGCCAAATGTAGCAACAGCTTTTCTAATTCTTTCGTGATAAAAATATTGAAACATTATGGATCCTCTGCATCACCAAATGGGTTACCTTCAGAAAAATCTAAAAAGTCTATAGATGCTGTTGAATTAGCATCAAATATATCGTTTTGTGCTGAAAGATAACCAGTGTCTTCATTAATTGAAAGAATAGTTCGTGTTCTTGGATATAGGTATGTGTTTGAATCTACATTTCTTCCATAGAACACATTGAATGGGAATACAAACTGATCATCAGGTCTATCATTAACAATTGTTTTACCAACCGTAAATCCAATTAATCCAGTTGCACCTGCTCCATTTGAATCAAGAGCGCTATCAACACCAACATGTCCGAGTACAAGTGTTCGAGTAGTAGGACTATATTCAATAACTTCTCCAACAATTTTAGGATGTCTACCAGTAATAGTTCTAAGTGCCGAATCAATCTGATAAATATTTTCTCCAACAAAGAAGTCTACACCACCTTCCATTCTATCACTATCACCAAAGAGAACACCATTTTGATTACGTGCTGAATCAAGACCAAGCGTAATATTTGCTGCATCATTTTCAATACTATCAATTGTTTCTATTCCAGTATCTAGATCTTCTCCACTATATACAAATAGCTCACAACGTAAATTATATGTTGGAACATTATTTAACTGATAAAACGGTTGCTCATGTTCGACATGCATAATTTCAAACATTGAATTAGAAAGTGGAAGATATAATACATCACCTTCTCTTGGTCTTTCTGATGAAATTTCATTTGCGTTTTGTTCAACAACATGACGCCATCTTCTACGCGATACTACAAAATTAGCAGCGTCTCTGATTTCAACACCAAATTTTGTAAAGAGATCTCCTTCTCCATCAAATCCCTGTTGATTCTCAATATACATTTCAATCTTATATGCAGTAGAAAAACGAGAAGGAACATCTTCACCCAAAATTTTATCTTCATTGACGATTTCACGCGGCATGTAATAAACATCTTGACCATAGATTTTTAACGATTCTATGATAATATCTTCGTATAAATTTTGTTCATTTACCGGTTTATCGGCAAAAAAGAGATTCTTTGCCATAAGTTATCCTACAAATAAATCAATGGGTAATTCAAATTCTAGTCTGAGTTTTTCATCTAATTGTTGTATTTCAATATTTGCATCATCATATATTTGTCTACCATTTAGCATTACTCCACCTGGTAAAGTCATTCCTTCAAATTTCATGAGGTTTGATCCCCATTGCCTTTTAATTAAAGCAGTAGCATACATCTTTAACCACATATCGTTAAAAATAGATTTAGTTCCTGATGTTGTTGATGGATCTACAAGAGCATAACATTCGGCTACAAGATAATCACCTTCTTTAATATCTCTATCTGAAAAGTCACCAAAAATATGTAATCTATTTTGTCTACGCTGATAAGATACCTGGGGAGTGCCATTTAGCGTCATATTAATAAGATCAAGATATTGTTTCATTTGTACAAAGTAGTCTAAACCACCAGTAAAATTATTTAAATTTATCATGTCATTTAGCATCATTTGATATTTAATATCAAACATTCCTGCGCCAGTAGATGAACCAACTCGAATAGGAAATAAATGAGTTACAAAAATAATATTATTTGCGACTGGAATGTATTTGTTTGTAACATCAGTTGCAGTAACTAAATGTTTAAAGTATGTTTTAACAGTAGCATCAGAATGATATTCTTGGTATACTTCAAGAGCTTCATCGATTCTATCATCAATTTGCTCATCAGCAACATTAATATCAATTACAGGAGCACCTAGTTTACGTAAACAATATTCCTCTAACTCAGTTCGTGTGGTTACTATAGCCATATTGACATCCTATTTAAATAGTCTTTGTACTATTTATATAGTTTTTTGTTTTAACCTATTATTAAATTAGCCATCTGACCAAGATTGAGCGGCAGCACCTGTTGGTGCGGCGCCACCGCCCGCAGGTGGACCATATAACTTATTATTCGTAATTTTGGTTACTTTAGTAGATACTAAAACTCCACCATTTTGCACACGTTGAGCGCACCCTATTCCATTAAGACTATGAGGTGGTGAGGACGATACTGATACCATGAGTGCCATTTATATTATCCTATCCTATGCATAAGGTACATTATCTTCTGGAAATGCATAACATGCATTTACATCAGCCTCATATCCATATACATAACCACATTTATGAGGTTTAACAATTCGATATCTAGTAGTACCCTCTAATATTACATCTCCATCATCACCAGCATTATCTGATATTCTATACATATTCATCATTCTACCGCGCCTTGGATTTTTATTAATCGCAGTAGCCGTGGTGATCCCCGCAAGCCTAAGCGAATGATGACCAATAAATTGCACAGGAGTTAGTTGATGAATAGGTGCATCTCCACCAGATACATTAAAATGTTCTTGATTAAGAGCAGGAGGTGGACTTATAGTGGAATACTGTCGAGATGAAGTATGATCCACACCAAAATGAAAATTTGCATTGTGTGGAGAAAATTCTGCAGTTCTTACAACACCATTATAATCAATATATCTAGGTTGACCAACTCCGAAATGAGCATAATTTGAATTAGTTTCAGCAGGAACAGGATTGTCCATAACATTCATCCATGCAGAATGTATAAGAACAGAAGGACAATATGTATCATCTACACTATATGCCCAGTTATCTATTGTTGGAGCATATTCAAGATCATTAAGAACAAACCACCCATGATCACGATCAGTATCTGTCCCGCCATTATAAAATCCTTCACTAGCAGATACTTTAAACATAAAGGTAGTATCATTTGCAATCATATGAATGGCTTTTACAGCAGCACCATACGCCCCACCTACTCTATTATAACCAGCATTGGTATTACCGCCTATACCAACAGAGGTACTTGATGTAGGGGTTGAATTGTTGCCATTATCATCATAAACATTCACTCTCCAACCATCAGCAGCGTCAACATTTATTATAATTTTATAACTCGGAGTATATCCAGCGGTTTGACCTGTTGCATAATGTTTTTTGTAAAAAATTACTTGACCAGATGCTGATCCGCCACTGGCTGATATCGTGTGGTAAATACCACTTGTTGGATTTGTGCCAGCATAGTTACCTGCTGAACCGTTAAATCCAGTGGTTCCAGTTGCTTTAGCGTCATTGCGCCAATCACTACCTTCTAAAAAATCTGCGATACTATAACACATGTCTCTTACATCATAATTATAGTTTGATCCTGGATTTCTAGGAGTTCCGTAAAAATATGCCATTATCCTTCTCCCCCTGTCCATTCTACCCATACATTATTTTCATCTTTTAAAGATGATACACCAAAAGTTACAATTTCTAATGGTGACCTTAGAGAAAACACACCCATTGTACTTCCGTCAAAATTTTCTACTAAATAGTCTATATTCATATTTGCTTTATTATATTCAGCACCGTCTTTATATCTATAAACTTTAAAGTCAGTAATATAATTATCTGCAGCAGAATCATTATTAAGACTATGCCTATGTCTAACTGCTAATTTTTCCGCATCGGTTAATGCCATTTTGTTGTCCTCTTATGAATATGTAAACGTAACAGTAAGATCAGATCCCGCTGTAGTGCTACCAATTTGTGTTATATCTACTGTTAAATAATCATCTTCAGCTAATGTTATACTTGGTGAACTATTTATAATCTTTGTTCCACCGTCAGCAATCACTAAAGTCGCTCCAGATGAACCATTCTTATTTACAGTTATATTTATTGCTGCTCCTACTGGTGCTGTATTAACTCTTGCAACAATTCTATCTATTGTTACTGCTTTTGGGGCATACCACCTTTTAGTTCCAGTCGTAACTTCTAATACGCCAGTTTGAACTAGATTTGTAAAAGAAGATGGTGAAGCGGTCGCAATTTGCCATCCAGTTCCAGTTTTAAAAATATGTAAGTTACTGGTATCTTCAGCAAAAGCTAAGTCACCATTAACATTACCAATTGCTGGAAGATATGTAGCATCTGCAAAAATACTTACTGACGCAACTAATGAAGTTCCATCTGGCGCAACCAACGTTGCAGTGCCAGCAACTTCCTTAATTTTATTTTTAAACGAAGGTGTATTTTCTACATAAGTTGCCATATCTTGAGGAACAAATTTACTATTTGTTGCGTCGTATACAATACACATCTGATTCACAAGTGATGGAATAGGTCTTAATTCAATCGCATTTTTATGACCTTCTTGATCATGCTGACCATAAATTACATAGTTTCCATTTTCATTAGTTTCTACTGCTAAGTCTTTTATAACAATAGTGCCTCTCATCGAAGAGTGAATTCCACATTGATAATATAAAGTATCAGGCGCATTAGCAGGTACAGTAAATACTAATGAACCAGTTTGATTTCTTGAACCTGTTACTCCAGTTGTATATTCTCCGACATAAGATCCAGAAACATAATTTGTCCCGTTATCTGTGGTTAAATAAAATGGATGGCCGGTGGCGGTTAAATTGAATGTGTATGTACCGCCTCTACGTAATGGTCCTATTTCAGGATTATTGCCGGATTGCGTTCCGCTAAATGTATATACACCAGAACCAGAAGCTACAGTATATGTAACAGTTGGAGCAGTCAAAGTTGGTGGTGTAATACTAGAAGGTACTGTAAACGATAATCTTTGTACTGAAGTAGACGCACCACCATTAATACTTGCATGTGTATGATTTACTATTGTAGTTGTTGGCCAACTTACTAAATTTTGATCACCAGCTCCATCAATCCACTTTAATTTAAAATCATGTCTTTGTGTCATACTTCCATATTGAGTATTTGCAAAGTTATTAATTTGATATGTACCTTGCATATAAAGAGGAACATTTGTTTGTACTTCATTTGTAATAGAAGTTCTTGCGTAAGGAAGAGAACTTGTTAACCATGTCCATACCCAAGATGTTCCATGTCCAGCAGTTGGATCAGCAACTTGAATTTCTAATACTTCAGGGGCAATAGTTAAATCAACATTATCAAGCTGTTCAATTTGTTCAACATTAGGTTTTGATGGCTGTTCAACTCCACCTACAGTAGATTTTGTTTCAAGTTTACCAGAAGCACTCGCTTCTAATTTAATGGTATTTGCTCCAGTACCAATTTTAATTGCTGGCAATGCAATTGATCCACCAGATCCTGCTGAAATAGATCCACTATCTCCTAAAAATAATGTATTACCACTTAAATGAAGCGATTTCCATTTTTTTGTCGGTGACCCTAAATCATAGGCTGAATCTGCGTCTGGAATCCAAGAACCATGTGGTTCTAAGTTAGCTAATGATCTACCTTTAGTTGACATATTTAATTTCCATTGCTATATTACTTAACTCTATTTATACACTTTTAACACTATAACTATTTTTAGTCTCAAATGTTTGAACTGTACTATTTGCTGATGACGTTCTACCAGTTATATTAAATTTATCTCCTCCAGGCCACCAAGATATGCCATGCGCTTCTGCTGATGCAGGTGATGCAACTCCATAACTATTTGAATCAACTGTACTATTATGCAACAAAGTATCATCTAAATTAATTTGAAAAATTCTATTTGTACTACTAACATTTAATCTTCCATTTGAATCTGCAAATGACATTCCAGTAATTCCTGCTATAGGAATATTAGCTGAAGATGAATCTAAACTATAATTCCAAACACTATCACGAGTCATTCCTTCAATTCCAGAATCATAATTATATTTTTGAATTTCATATATATCATGACCACCAATATAAAATTTAGTACTAATACTATCTGTAAAATCTATTTCTAAACCACCTGGACCAATATCACTATCAAATGTTATAATCTTTTTTGTATGTTCTCTTACAGCAGTATTAGGATCATTTGGTGTATTCATTTTCCATTGTGAAATAATACCAGTTTCATTATGAACATATAGCCTATCATTAAAAGTATTAACACTTGAGATATTATTTGTACTAGTCATACTTGAATTTGAATCAGATTTTACTAAATTTGATACTAAATCAAATGAATTTAATTCAATTGTATGAATATACCTATTGCCAGAAAGAAACATTTTATTTGAATCAATTATATTAATACTGTGAAAAGTATCTAAATCATCACCAAGTCTAGAATTAGCTGAGTCTAAAGTGTTCAATAATATTCTTAAATCATATCCACCTGGTCCAAAATCTTTAGAGCCTGTTATAATAGGAGTAGGTAAATTATATATGCTATATTCGCTATCTGCAAGTGGCGCAGGAATATTATATTGATATATTATATTTGTATTTTTAGTTAAAACATAAAATTTAGATCCATCTGGACTAAGTCTTATACTTTCGGGCCCATGAGGTAATCTAGTATTAGGAAAATTGAAACTTGGATTTTCAAACCTTTCACTAGCAGTTGGAATTCCAATTTCATGCATACCATTCGGAAAACCGGTACGAGTTGGTCCAATAGCTGGTCCAGTTGATTGAGACGTCCACTCATTTGTACCATACTTATTTTCAGGATTGCTTCTTGAAGAAGGATCCCATGGTGTAGATAAACGATATTCAACAAATCTACCGTGAGTAGCTGCTATTGTTTCACCAATAATCATTCTAGTACCAGAGTAATTAAAACATATTGATTGTGGTAAACCATGATGATTATATCTTGCCCATGATTGAGTCACCAACCCATACCGGACCGGGCTAAAGCTTATAAATCCATTATACCTTTTGGACCAACTGTATGCTCCATTTGGACCGTATGCTCTAAAATAACCATAAAAACCGCCAGGAAGCTGCTCTTCAAATATTCTTTCATAGCCTGGAACTGTTTCTGTAATTATAGTATCACTTGAATCAACAGACAATGAATATATTTGTCCTGAATCTTCTAAACTATATCTATTAATTGTTCCACCAGTTATAACTTGATTGCTTTGATCATAAAATCTACTACCAGTTTGTATTGCAACACTAGGCTTTACAAGAGTATAATAGTATTTTCCATCTGGACTTATAAATCCATCTGCTTGATTATTTAATTTTGAAAAATGATTTTTAAAGTTATCTTTTCTTATTCCAGTATGCAAATCATATGCAGTAGTTAACCAATATTCTGCAATTTGATTTAAAGTTTTATCAATTACAAATAATTTAAGACCATTATAACTAAAACTAAATGTTGAAGCATCATTACTATTCCAAGTATTATTTTTTAAATTTAAAGTTTTTTCAGTAGCATGATCAATGGTTGAAATATCATAAGCAATATCTAAATTATATGATAATAATTTATTTCCTCCTACATCTAATAAAAATATCATTGTTCCATTTGGATTAAATTTTAAATCAGAATATCTATCACTAGATGATTTTGTATCTTTACTAGCTAAATATTGTATTAAAGGCACGGTAAAATTACACATAGGTATAACTCTCTCGTGATTAAATTCAATAAGGTCAGCAGTTTCCCAATTATACAAAAATTTTAATTCTAAATTTGATATATGGTCCCTACCAAAACCTAATGAATCTGCAGTAAAACCACTGTCTATAATAGGTGTAATATTAACTTCTTTAAACTTTGGACAAGAATCTACTCCAGTAGGATTTATTACTCCATTAAATGTTATAATTGCTGATTTTTCATCATCTCCTTCTGATTTTCTTGGAACAAATGAAAATTCTGGACTATTTCCTGTAATTTCTACAATTGGATCAGAAGAACTTGAAGACCATGTAATATTATTACCATCACTATCAGTTGAAAATAAAACTAATTGCGCAATAATAGCATTTTGTAAAGGATCAAAAAGAGAATCGTATTCAGCTGATAATCCAATTGTAGTATTTTTCTTTGATATAGATTTCTCATTACATAATCCAACTGTAACCCAAGAATTGGTTATTTTACTATATTGATAAATTTTGTTTTCTGGAGCAACTAAAACTTTTCCATTATTTTCTTTTATAAATGTTAAATCTGTCATACTGTCAAAGCTCCTATACTATCAACTACTTCAAATAGTAAATTACCTTCAACATATGAATCAAATCCAACTATTCCTTCACCGGCAAACTGATTTTGACCAATTCTACTAATGGTAGTGTATCGTAATATATGATCTGTTTTCATATCTGTAATACTAAATTTATTTCTATCATATCTAAAATTAAATGAAAACTTATCGTTATGCAAATTTCCAAGAATATCAGTTCTTATTATTGGATTAGCTCCAGTAATTCTATTTCTACCTTCTATTACACCAAATGCCATATTAGGTCTTTGACCAAAAGAATCATCGTAATCAAAATAGTCATTAAAATAAAAATTGGTTTGACTGTATTCACTATCTTTAATTGTTTCAACAATAGGTTCAAATAATTGTGAAGTAGAAATTTTCCAATCTATCCAATTATTTGCATCATCTTTATTAAACAAAGAAACTTTTAATTGTAGACCTGGATTATAACCAATATCCCCAGATTCTTTTACATCATACCAAGCAGGAAAATCAGTACTATCTCTATCAATTACCACTGCATTATTAGCATCTAAAGTAACAATACCAGATGCATTTAGATCTACATTATTTGTATTAACAATGCTAGTAGTAAACCAATTTACAGATGATACATTAGTGGTTTGATATGGTGTAAGAGCAAATGGTGTAACTGTTCCTAAAGAGCTGCTAAAATTAGTTAAAGTTCTTCCGCCATCTAATGTTAAAGGCACAGATGAATCAGTTGGTAGTATTATAGTATTGCCAACTGCAGTAGTTTGATCTTGAGTAGGTGGATTAAAACTATCTCCAGTAAATTGTAAACCTGTTTGAATTCTAAAATCTTTTAGCTTTCCATGATATGATTTAAATTCGTTTGCTGTTGATACATTTTTTAAACCTCCAAATGTTCTACCTTTTATTTGATTTCCAGCTCCAATATATAATTTAGCATTAAAAATAGAAAGATGAGGAGTTAAAAATGGACCATATGCGCTATCAAATTGTTTGCCATCTCTCCATATTCTAATTTTATCGGAATCAACAGTTATTGCATTGTGAATCCATCTTGGAGCAAGTATAGCTGCAGAAGTAGAATCTTGAGCATGTATTGTAGCAATTTCTCTTTGATTAGCTGTATATTGATAATTTGAATTTTTTGCTACTACCATTTGCCCTAAAGTATCAAGAGATAATAAAGTTCCGCCCTTAAATTCTCCACCACCTTGAGCTTGAATTCCGCCCATTATTTTAAACGATGAATCGATTGAAGCATATCCAGATAAATCATTATTCCAACTATTAATATGATATGTAGAATAACTATCGTTTGGTAATCCAAAATGTTGATGTAAATTTGGTGGATGTGTATATGAATATACTACATACGAATCAGGTTGATTATGAAAATTGATTCCTGAATTGACTATATTCCAACCACCTGCTCTTTGAGAATCAGCTCCGGCACCAAAATCTGCAATTCTATTATCAGCAATATCATCATAGATATGAAAATCTTTTAAATATCCTTTAAATGGAGAAGTTATAATATTAGAGTCTTTAATTGCACTAAAATCATTATTATTCCACCAAGGATCTAAAGTAGTATATTTATAAATGTCATGAGAATATTTTCCGCCGGCAGTTCCAAATAAAATATCATCATTTATTCCGCTTCCCTTTGAAAATATAGGATCAATAACGTTAACATTAGATTTAAAATCTGTAAGAGTTCCACCTATTGTACTACTATTTTCATTTTCAGCGCTTACATAATTTGAAAATACACATTTATTAAATGTTGTTGTTGATCCTAAGATTGTGTCATTGCTAGTTGGTTTATTGAAGAAATTATGAGTCCATGTAAATTTTTCTGTGCCAGATAAATCAAAATGAACTTTATATGCAGTTGGACCAGTTGATAAAAATGATAATGCGGTATGACCAAGTAAAGGATTATTAGAATTATTATCAAATTTCTTAAACGTTAAAAATGCTAGTTCAGTATTACTAGTTTGATTTGGTCCAAATATTGGAGAAATAATATCGGTTGCTGTTCCAGTATAATTAATGTGAACAAGTTTAATGTCATTAGTGTTTCCACAAATCATAATATCTTTAATACCAAATGGTGTTTTAAGAGATGCTAAATGTGTTCCCATTGAAGTGGTAACACCCCATGATCCACCGTTTATTGCAGTTACTGAATAATTACCTGGTTCTAATAATAAACAATCTCCATCAGTCATACCAGCTATAGTAGATGTAATATCTCCAGGAGTTGAATAGTTTACAATTGATCCACCTGTTCTTAGAATGTAAGATCTAGCTTTATTAATACCATGATCGGAGCCTTTATATTTTGCTAATCTTCCACCCCAACTTACATGAGAATTTTTGTATTCATCAGTTTCTCCTAAAACAGTTTTATTAACATTAGTTGTTATTGTAGGAGTATATGCTTCTTTATAATATAACAAATTGTTAGATAAAGGCCATTCTCTACTACCCGATCCATATGAATCTCTGTTAAAATAATAATTTCTTACATTTTCGTTAGGCATAATACTAGTATCAATAAAGGGATTTATATTATGTGGTTCTGATAAACCTGTGCTAGAATAATAAATACCATCATTTAAAAATAGATCTATACCTAAAGAAGCTCGAGCGTTATTTACTAATTTTACTGGATCATACACCCAATCTTTTTTAATTAACGCAACTTTCAGTTCGAGCTGCTGTTTTACAGTTGCATCTTCAAGCCATCCTCTATACGATCCTACGTAATCAGTTCCAGCTCCGTATGTCGCACCTAATTTTGTTAATGTCGTTGCAGCAACTGAATTAGTTAAAGGATCATTATCTATGCCTTCAGGGTGAAATGTACCACTAAAATCTATATGAGCATGAACATAGTTAATCAGTTTAACATAATCCCACCTGTTATCAAATTGAAATCCAAGTTCAAGGCTAGTATCTGCTCCTATATTTGAAGTAAAATTGACACTTGAAACATATACACCATCTTTATATGTATGCATTTGACCAGATTGTTCATCAATAATATAACTAGGTATAGCGTACTGTAGACTTTTTGTAGAACTTATTGTTGGAAATTTATATGAATTTGGATAACCAATATGATCTATAATTGTAGATCCAGCTCCGGCCATAATATTTTTAACGTTAAAAGTATCTGCAGAAGTATTTGCGGTCAACTGATGCACCATATTACTTGATGTTAAAAATGGCGTAATTTTTTCTAATCCAAACATGCTTGCAGGTAAGACATTGTCTAAATTACCAGCTGAACCTCGATGATGTATTTCAAAATATATTATTCTACCATTAAGGTTTAAATTTGAACTAGTTCCACAATTAGACAATACTACATTATCGTTTAAACCACCATCAGCGCTTAAAACAGAATAGCCTTCTACTCTTTTTTCTCCTAATCTTAAAAACAGATTTCCTGCAGCGTCTGTTCTAAATGGATCTGGACCGGGCGGCCCCCATGCTAATGTTTGAGGTGGGAATGTGCTATATATTCTTCTATCACCTTCGTGTTTTGTTCCCATATTTGGCTGGTTTTTTAAAATTTTAAATTCTGAAACACCGCCTGGTCCGCCATTTGCCCATCTTAATAAACCACTTGTATTACTTGGCCTATGATTAGAAATTTTTATATCATCTTTTCCATTTGGAAAATATCTTTGATTTGAATTATAGTAACTTGGTAAATTTCCAATCTTTTTAGTCATTAATGTTATTTCAGCAGGCTGTAATTTAACTGACATTCTTACTTCGTGCCATCTATTTCCTCTTCGCCTCGGAGTGCCAACATCGGCTTCAAGTTGGCTGTAAGGTATAGGTAAACTGCATGCTAAATAACCGTTGCCAGCTGAAAGATGTAAGTTACTGCCACTTACCTTTAATTCTAAAGCCTCATCATCAGCTCCAACTTTAAATACCGTTTTATTGTTAACTGGTGCGCTGTCAAACCAAATATATCCAGCAAATGTAGCATCGTTATATGTGTCAAAATTAGCTGCAATTATATTTCTTTTTCCAGTAAGATAGCTACTATTAATTACATCATTTGTTCTATACAGTCGATCTGAATCTGGATATAAAAAAGCGCCTTTTTTATAATCATATACACTAATCATATCATTGACACTAAGGTATCCCATTTTTGGGGCAGTTAAATCAATATCAGTAGTAATATTTTCCCAATTTAAATTTTTTCCTATAGTATATTGACCTAATTCTGTACTATCATAATAAGACCAATCCAATCCTTTAATACGAATTCCATTAGTATGAACCATTGCTATATTATCTAGACCATCATCTATACTTTGATAAGAAAAATTTGAAGTGGCATAGTCATGATTATTATATCCAGGATAAGTTTGTCCAGAAAGTCCATCATTTTTTCTATACCATCCACCCATAGATATATGAGTAGATTTTGAAGAATCTAAAACATCATTAGAAGTTAAAACATATGCACCAGAATCTGTTCCTAATGAAGAACTTCTTTCATTTACTGTTGAAGTACCAGAAACAAATGATGGAGAACTAACTGACCCAGAAGGATGTGATACTGAACTATGACTTGTTTCACCAAATAAATATGAACTACCACCGTGACCACTTCTATATGGATTAATTCCTCTAGAAATTTGAATAGGGCCACCAGCACTAGTAAGAGAGTATGGTTGGTTTGGAATTAAATTTATTGCTTCAGGAGTACTTGAATCTTTTTCAACAATATCAAAAAGAACTTCTGCATCGTCTTGAGTTTTTGATAATGTATATTGTGAAAAATCTATACTAAACTTATCATCAATTGGATCATTATAACCAGTAATTGGAAACTTAAAAGCGCTATCCATAAATAAGTGCGGACCAAGAAAGTTACTTGATGTATGGCCAGCAAAAAATAAACTATTGCTTGAAGAAACATTTAAGTTAAGTTTAATTACTGTAGAACCAGTTTCTTTTACAAATGCTTCTAGTCCTAAATCAACTGGATCAGAAGTAGGTGATAAATCACTTGTTAAATTTTTAATATAATCAACCAATAGGAATTTCCTTAATAGTATTTTCTACTATTTATATACTTAATTCCAACCAAAAGATCCATTTCCAGTGAATGAATAATATGTATAAGTTCCAACTGTTGTTATTGTAGGAGATCCAGTTACATTTTGTGGTTGCGTTTTTGCAGTTAATACTCTAAATCTTACTGTCCCATCAGCACCAGCTGCAGGCGATCCACTACTATTAAACATACCTCCACCACCTGAACCCGTATTTGCCGCACCTGATGATGCTGTAGATGCTGGACCACTTGTACCACCAACTCCGGATGCACTTGTAGTTGTTCCATATTTCTGTGCTCCAGAGCCACCAGCAGCGTACCAGTTCCCATCTACCCATTGTTTACCAATACCACCGGCACCACCAGTATTATGAGAGCCATTACCTCCAGCCCCTCCAGCACCACCGCCACCGCCAGAACCTGGATCACCACTAGTAAAATTACCACCAGTATTTCTATAACCAGGCGGAGTCTGAAGGTCGGTTGGAGTTCTAAGATTTGCAGCTGGATTACTACTACCACCAGTAGAACCACCAGCACTTACTGCAGCTTGATAACCATAGCCAGGACCAGCACCACCGCCACCAGATTGTATGTCTGTAGATGCATCAGATGCTAGTACACGACTTAATGTTCCTGGGTTTGCTGGACCTTGCGAACCACTCCATCCAGTAACGGCAGCGCCTCCAGTCCCAACTGTGACAGCGTATGTAACACCTGCAACTGGAACTAATGTACTTTCTCTATATTCACCAGCACCACCGCCACCGCCGTGGCGCATAGCTCCAGAGCCGCCACCACCAACAATTAATAAATCAATTGTTGGTATGAATGCTAATGTAAATGCACTTACAGTACTAACTGATCCATTGATTCCATCATTAACATTAAATGTAATGCTAAAAGTTCCCGCATCTGATTCTGATGAAGATGGAGTTATTGTAAATACATTATCAGCCTGAGCCACTGTTGCTGTACTACCAAGAGAACCTGTTGTAACTGCATAAGACCAAGTTAAAGCAAATCCTTCTGGATCAGTTGACACCGCAGTAATTACGGTTGGAGTTGCATCTTGTGTTAGTGCATACGTAGCATCAACTCCAGTAATTGCAGTTGGAGATGCATTTGTAACAGTAGCAATAATAAACCAACCAACTCCATTATAAACATATATTTTATTAGTGGCAGTAACTAACACTGTATCACCAGTATTCATTCCTGTTAATGTTGCAAGATCATTAAATGATGCTACCACAGATTGTCCACTTGCACCTGCACCCATACCTGCTGAAGATATTTTTCTATTAGAAGCAGGTGTTGAAGCTTCAGCTACTGATGCTAAAGCTCCAGATTTTCCAAATGCTCTTGAGATAAGAGATGCTCTCGATACCATTACTTTTGTCCTTTATTTTTCTGTAAATAACCAACCATTAGCCACATTATAATATACCAATCCAAACGCAGCTCTATTAACATCAATTGTTAAATCTGAATCAGTACCTTCAATTTTATGACCATTTCTTCCAATTGTAATAGCGTTTGTAGAAGCTTGTCCTGTTCCATCAATAATTCTAACTTCATCTCCAAGCGTTGCTGTTGCTGGAAGATTAACTGTTTTAGCAGTACTTGTATCAACAATTAATCTTTGACCAGCAGTTAATGTTAATGGTGTTGTAGTAACCTCTATCCAAGTATCAGGAGCAGTGGATGATGGTGTTCTTGCTATAACGTACGCACTATCAACTAAATTAAATAGAGCCTGGGCATCTACTGTAACATTTGAAGCTTTATTTTCAATTGCAGTAATTACAATTTCATCAGATGTAGAAGCACCAGACGTTAGCGTAATAGTATTTGTTATTGGATTAGATGCAAAGTCATCTGAATCCATAAGTTTAATACCATTTTGGAATACATTAAAGTTACTTGAATCAATTCCTAATGTTTTAGAATTAGCATCAGCACCAGTAAACACTGTTTGACCGTTTGTAGCGATAAACTTAAAGGTGTTCATAAATGTATCGCCAACAACTATATGCGATTGTGTAACAGTTTGTGATAAAGTATTAATTACAAGATCATCACCTGAGTCAGCAGTAAATCCATTTAATGTTACTGAATTTGCTGCAGCATTAACTGTATAATCTACACCAGATACTAATCGAATACCATTATTAAATACTTGATAATTAGCAGTATCAATTGCAAGAGCTGCACCGTTAGCATCATTTCCAGAGAATACTGTTTGACCAGAATCTGCTACATAATAATAATTAGCAAAGTTAACAGCATTTGTAAATGTTCCACCCGATGTTCTAGCTTCAATGTATGCGCTATCAATCATTCCAGTTACAGCAGCTGAATCTGTACCTGCTGGTAACACACCTGGAGCCCAATAACTATTTGAGTTATCCCAAATTAATATCTGACCTTCAGTTGGCGCAGTTGTATGAACATCAGCTAATGAAGTAATTGAAGATGTATTATCTAATTTTGTTCCAAGAGCTGTTGCTGTAGTAGCAGCATAATTCGCATCATCGCCAAGAGCGGCAGCTAATTCATTTAAAGTATTTAATGTAGCAGGAGCAGCATCTACTAGAGCGGCAACTGCCGAATCAACTGAAGATGAAACTGCAGCTCCAAGAACATTACCCGTTGGTGATGTAGTTAATGTTTGAATAATTACATCATCTGAATCAGCAGCAGCTAATGTTAAAGTAACAGTATTAGTACTAGCGTTAACATTATAATCTTCAACTCTATTTAAACGAATACCATTTATGAATACTTGATGATTACTATCTGTTATTGATAGAGATTGTGAATTAAGATCATTGCCAGTAAATGCCGTTTGGCCAGCTGTTGCTCTAAACTTATAGTCTTTAAAATTAGCTTGACCAGCTACAATGTAGTTAGCTTTAGCGCCAGTGCTAATATTAGTTATGACTAAATCATCTCCAACATTTGCTCCAGTAGTAAGAACAACTGCTGTTTTTCCAGATACTGTATAATCAATATCTTTAAGAAGGTGAATACCATTTAAATATACTTGAATTCCAGTAGCAGTTACTGCAAGAGTATTACCAGCAACATCTGCGCCACTATATGTTGTTTGGTTAGCAGTTGCAGTAAATCTAAAGTTAGAATATTCAGATGAAACTGCAGCACCACTAGAAGTTTGTCTTGCTTGAATATAATCGCTATCAATTAAAGCTATTATTGCTGCACTATCTGCAGAACCTCCACCACTTGCGACAGTACCTGGAATCCAGCTACTTGTTCCAGCATCATATACTAATGCTTGACCATCTGTTGGAGATGAATAAGTAACATCTGTAAGCCCACCAAGTGTTGTTACACCAGCTGAAGATCTTGCAAGGATATAATCACTATCAATTAACTGAAGAACTTCAGCAGAATCAAATGATGATAATATTTGTCTTGCTTGAACATATGCTGAATCAACCATTCCACTTACAGCTGAACTATCAATACCAGCCGGAACAACTCTTGCTTGGACATATGCTGAATCGATAAGAGTAATTGCTTTATCAGAATCTAATTTTGATCCAATAAGAGCAGTAATAGTAGTTGCAAAGTTTTCATCATTTCCAAGTGCAGTTGCAAACTCATTTAAAGTATCCATTGCAGCTGGAGCGCCATCAATTAAGTTATTAATAGCGGTTGTAATATCAGCACCAGAAGCAAGATCTATCCAGGCTCCGGCATGGGCAAAATATGCTTTGCCAGTTGCGTGTACATGAGCAAACATACCGTGATAAGATGAAGCACTTGGAAGATCACCTAATGTTGCATAAACATTAGAATATAGGATCTTATTTGCGCCCATGTCCAGATCTTTACCAGTAATATTGCTATCTACTCTAGCATCTGTGTAATAAAGATTTGAACCTTCAGCTAATTGACCAGTATTTGCTCCACTTAGATCAAGCGCAGTTGCAACTCCAAGAGAATCAGTAGTAAGGAATACTCCTCCACTATCTTTAAGTCTTAATCCACCAAGATGAATAGTTGAACCGCTTATATACAAATCTTTCCATGCAGCAGTTGGGCTACCAAGATCATATAACTTATCTCCACCTGGAAGAATAGTATTGAACGTTACATTAGTATTTTCTAATGGAATAGCAGTCCAAGATCCACCTTTAGATATTCTTGCTTTATTATCACTTGTTGTTACTGCAGTCATACCAGGATATGTTACAGGATTTGGTAATGATCCAGCAGCAGCTCCTACAGACTTAAAGGTAATTTGATGCGGGCCAAAATCAACTGGTCGGCTACCTATTCCAGTTATTAGATCAACATGAGCACTATCAACGATGCCTTTAATATAATCTGAATCTGCGATTGACTTAACATAATCACTATCAGCAATTGACTTAATATAGTCAGAATCTGCGATCGACTTAACATAATCACTATCAGCAATTGATTTAATATAGTCACTATCAGCAATTGATTTAATATAGTCACTATCAGCAATAAACTTAATGTAATCTGAATCCGCAATTGATTTGATATAATCTGAATCAGCTATGCCTTTAATGTAATCTGAATCTGCGATACCTTTAATATAATCACTATCAGCTACAAATTTTATATAGTCTGAATCTGCGATACCTTTAATATAATCACTATCAGCTACAAACTTGATATAGTCTGAATCTGCAATTAATTTGACATAATCACTATCAGCTACAAACTTGATATAGTCACTATCAGCTACAAACTTGATATAGTCTGAATCGATAATAAATTTAAAATGATCTGAATCAAGTTTACCAGAAGCAGTTAAATCTTCTTTTTGAACTCTAATATTAACAAAATTAGAATCTAATACTGATGTAAAAATATCTTGACCATCAATATAATACGACATACCTGCAGCAACATTAATACCGTCTTTTAATCCACCACCAACAATATCTGTACCAACATTGATTGCATATAAACTACCAGGAGAATTATGATCAATACCAATACCAGATCTGCTACCAGTTGCAGCTGGCAAATATACTGTACCACCAAAAGTTTGTACTAATGGAGATTCAGTTTCTAATTTAACAAAACTGCCACTTGGTTGCTTTATTTTAATATCGCCATCAACTTGAAGATCTCCATCAACAATATTGACAATACCTTTAATATTCATGGTATATGCAGGATCAAAGTTAGTACGTACACCCATTCTAAATAAGTTAGATGGTTCTGATGCTTTTTGCGAGACATTTTTCTGGAAAGCATAATTTGATGTTTCACTTGCAATTAAAGACACTGCTTCGGCAGAATCTAAGAATCTATCGTCGTCAATTAAAGCATTAATATAATTTGCATTAATTACACCCTGATATGTTTCATACTGATTAAATCCATAATTTTGTTGTCTTGCAAAAATATAATCAGAATCAAAGAAATGTGTCGCAGAATCAGGATCAATGAAGAATTGAGCAACCTGGTGTGTAAGATAAACTTGATTGCCTTGATTTGAATCAAGAATTCTATCACCTTGCCAATATAGTGATTGTACATTAACACTACCATTAACATCTAAATTATATCCAGGTGTAGCTGTGTTAATACCAACTCTTGGAGCAGTTGTATGAAGATAACCAGATCCAGCTGTATTATAAAAATACTGAGATGCTGGCATACTTGCACGATAATGTGATGTATCAATATGTGACCGAACATAAGTAGCATTAGCATTTGCTCTAATCCATGCTTGGTTAGCAACATCCTGTTGAATATATTGATATAACGGTTTGGTATTAATAGCAATATTACTTGTAAAGTTTGCTAAATCTTGAACATCTAATCCATATGTTGCTCCAGCAGCTACTTTACCAATTGCTACTGCGCCACCCATGATAGACAGTGTATTATTAGCAGATACAGTATTAGTATTTGCATCCAAACCAATTCCAATGGAACCTTCGCCTGTAGCTTTAATTTTTCTACCAATAGCAACAGAACCTACGCCTGTGGCTTCTACTTCGGTACCTAATGTGATACCACCATTTGCAGCTACAGTAGTAATACCAATGCCAATGCCACCTAAAGTTGCTTGGTTACCTTCACCAAATCCATATGCCTTTGTTGTAGTGCCATCGACAATATTAGCAAATCCATAAGCAAAAGCTTCATTATCAACTGTATTCGAATGCCCGAACGCATAACCAAAATCAGTTATTGTATTGTCTCTACCGTATGCATCTCCACCATCAGTAATTATATTATTTGATCCATAAATATTACCGCCGCCGGTTTGCTGGTTTATCCCACCAAAGATATATCCACCATTTGCAGATGCAGCAGAACCAGCACCAGAACCAAAGTTTCCGCTGCCGTAGATTTTAATATCATAGAAATCTTTATTATCATCACCAAAAATATTAGAAAGTTGTTTAAAGTTTTTATTATTATCACCATATGCTGCTGTATTGTCTATAAGGCTTTCATTACCATCACCCCAAACCTTTGACTGTTTGTTAATGCTTTTATTATTATCACCATGGACTGTGGCTTCATCAATAGAAGTATTATTTCTACCAGCTACAAAGTTGCTTCTAGAAACACTATTACTTCTACCGAAAACTGTAGCATTATTGCCATTTGTTGTATTTCCGTAACCAATTCCAACAGAGTTATTACCTCTTACTACATTAGATCGACCCATGGCCACGGCACTATTACCCATGCCTTCTGAACTAATACCAATTCCAATACCTGAAGCTCCAGATTTTACTGATGTACCAAAAGAAACACCACCAGTTCCTGTTGTAGTATTAATACCAACACTAAATCCATTTGTTCCAGCATTAGCAGTATGTCCAATTGCAACTCCATTATTGCTAGCTGAGCTATTTACTCCAATTACCAAACTATTAGTACCAACAGTACCAGTATTATCTCTACCAATATTTAAAGCGCCCTGGCCACCTTTGAGGTTATATCCTATTACAACAGAATTTCTTGCGGTGTTAGTAAGCTTATTACCAATAGCAGTATTTTTGAAACAATCATTATGATTACCAGGATCACCAGTAATTTCTTTACCAATTACAACACCAATACCAGTTTCTAGATCTTTACCGATAGCAATTCCGCCGTCAAGTGTAATTCCAGTCCCGGTTCGACCTGTATTTGTAATTTCAAGACCAATAGATACTGATTTTTGCTTATTGCTGTTTGTAATATCTTTACCAAGAGCAACGCTAAATTGACCTGGATTAGTAACAGTATGTCCTACTGAAACTGATGCAGTAGTATGAAGAGGACCTTTTGATATTCCAACATAAGATACATTACCAGCTTTTGCGTCATAACCAATAGCCGTTGAATAATCAGTAGCTAAAGTATTATAGCCAATGCCTTGTGATTGATAACCAACTTCATTACTATCCCATGTTACATTTGTTCCATCAACTTCACCAGCTCTGAAAGCGCCATATTCTGGGATCCACATAAGTCTTGAACCAGCACCAATTTGAGTACCAGTTTTACTTAATGGAACAACACCAGCTTTTGGATGTTGAGCAATAGTTGCAATATTTGAGCTAAGGAATAATACATTACCAGAATCCACTGCAAATCTTGTTGTTGGATCATTTGGATGAATAGTATTCTTTTGACCAACAATTACAGCACCTTCTTCATCATAATAAATTTGTTGATTACCACCTGCTGGACCTATTCTATTCCAAGGAGTAATTAATCTTTCGCCAATATAAGTTGAATCTATAACTCTCATAAGGTTAGAATCGAAAGATCTTCCAATATAAGGATTAACTAAATTAAAACCTAGCGCTGAATCATAAGAAGATGGATAATAAGGGCCAAAATAGAATTCAGCGCTATCTCCGGCCGTCATAGTTTGATTAGTATTATCCCAAAGTAGTCCGCCATTAATTACTCTATAATCAGAATCAGCTCTGCGAGTACCACCAAATAATAACCCGCCGTTTTGTATTTTAGCAATTTTACCGTCTACAGTAAATCCAGTTTTAAATATTGCACTATCTTTAAATGTAAATTGAGTATTCGTCTGAGCGGAACCACTATCTTCACCAGTAGCACTTTTGCTACTTGTAATATTAAGATTACCACTTAAGGTAATAGGTGGATTTTCTAATTGAAACCCTGATGCTACTGTAAGAGGACCTCTAACTGTAAGTGACGCATCATTCTTTCTACTTCTTGCTTCAACTCTAATTACATCATTTAATTTTAATCTTGTATTTGCGGTAGAGTCAAAGATATGAATAAGACTATTAGATACTTCTTCCCATTTTTCTCCATCTGATTCAAGTTCAACACCATTAATATATACTTTTGTTAGACCATTTTTAACATAGTTAAGAATTTTACTTGGGCTTGAGTTGTCACTATCTTGAAGTCTCAAAGCAGTAAGATTTGGAGTACCTTTAAGAGATGTTATTTGGTGATGCAGTCCTCTATTATCAATTCTAATATCTGTTATACTAGAAGTATTTAATCGAGGTGTGCCTGTACCCCATTGAGGAAGTGATGCTAGCCTTAATTCAATAGTATTGGTTCCAGTTACTACAAAATCTCCAGTTTGGACGCCGAGAGCTGCGCTTCCTGTACCATGCTGTAAACCTCCAGCTTGCAGTGGACCTACAGAATCGCCTATAGCAGACCAAGTACCAGGTCTAAATGATACTACAATATGACTATCATCTAAAGCTGGACCAGGTATTCCAATTATAGTAATTGAAGAATCACCGAGTGGTAAATTGGTATCTGTTCCGGATGCGATTGCAAGAAATGATGCTAAAGTTCCATCAGTATTACTAATGGTTTTATGACCTCTTGAAACTACATAGCTATCAGCATGATCAATCGTAGGATCTTGATTATCAATAAAATTAAATATAAATGTATCGTCTGGTGTTATTGTATGTCCTTCAATAAGGCTATGTCCACCAGCACTAAATCCAGAATCAACTCTTACATCACCTTTAACATATAATCTAGATCCTGGATGATCAATAGGAGCACTATCTGCACCAATTGCAACTTGAGTTTCAGCATTAAATCCAACACCACCAAAATAAAGAGTATGACCATCAACAGATCTTCTCCAATGTGAACTATCATTAGCATTATGAAGAATATAGTTAGGACTAATAACAGTTTTCAGATAACCAGAATCGATAACAGAAGCAATTACTGCTGAGTCAATGTTCATTCTATCTTTTACATAATCATTAGTAACAATTGTTGCAATATAGTCTTGAGTTGGCCAAGCGACCTGAGTACCTTGAGCAGATGTAGTAATAATAGGAGATTTATGATCAATTGCGGCTTGTAAAGAAGCATTATCTTCTGCAGGCCTATTTCCTAAAGATGCGCCTGCTACCTGATAATTTGGAAGATCAATGCGAGCTTTACCAAGAACATCAAGCGAAAATTTCTTATACTGTATTCCATCAACAATATCTTTATAAGCTATATCACCTACACTAACATCATTTCTAGCAATTGTAACAGCATTACCTTGTGGAATGTCTGCAGCAAGAGATGCATCTGGTTGAAAGTTAATAAGTTGATCGCCCTCTTTTAAGGCCCAGAAATTATCAATAGAAACTCTTGCTTGAACATATGCGGAATCTAGATGATTTTCTAGAATTGGAATAAGTCCACCAGTTGGTCTTACAACAAAACTGTCAAATGACATTCTTTCGCCAGTACCAGGATTATCACCAATTGTAAATGTACTACCTGAAACAGATTGTCTAAAATGAATTGAGCCTTCTACAGTAGCGCTATCACCGACAGTTAATTTTCCAATTACATTTAAATCAGCGCTTGGTGTAGTAGCTACAGCTGGAACAACTTGAGCATAAAGTGCTGATGATGTATCAAATGTTCCGCTGTAATCTGTGGTAGTAACTGGTTGAGTTAATGCTTGATCGTGAAATAATTCAAATACATTAGTATTAGTTATATTTCCAGTTCCATCATCTGGTCCAACAAAGAAAGTAATTGCATCAATAATACCAGCGGGTGATGTAATATTAACTCCTTGGAATCGAACAGCATCGCCTATTACTAAACCATGAGTGCCACCGCTTGGTAAAGTAACTTCTGTTTTTGTGGCAAATGCAGCAATAGTAAAATTTGATACTAAGGCTGCAACATTTATAACTTCATAGGTACCATTGACCGTATATATACTAGGTTCGCTTGACATATCAAGTGCTACTGTACATGCTCTATCAGTAAATAAATTAAATGTATTCGCATCAACTGCCTGAACAAAATATATATTATCGGCTGTGCTATTATAATTAAAACTACTAGAAGTTCCAGAAGTACTATCAGTCTCAACATTAACAAATTTAATAGCTAATCCGCTACCTGGGCCACCTGCAGTAGCCATCGAACTGGATGGTGCAAGTTTATGACCACCGAGTGGAGTTACTGTTAAATTATTGTAGGGAGTATTTGCTGTTACACTTCCATTTCCACTAGTGGCGTCAATATTAATAGTAAATCCATCGGGAAATGTAGAAACTGGTGTTGTAACTTGTGTATGTGTAACAATAACAGTCGGGGCTGTGCCTTTAATAAAGTCTTTGATATTCACATCACCAATATAAAGTGTAGCACCACTATCAATATTTACATCACCATGAATGTCAAGAGTATAATTTGGATTAAATCCAGAAGCATATTTTGCAGTATTATTATGAGGTCTCTTAGCAGTTTTACCAATCATAATATTGGTATTATTTAAACCTTTATTTACATAATTACTATCAATAATATTAGTACCAGAATCATTAAAGATCTCTGGCTTCATAATTACAATGCCATTAGTTAATCCAGTTGGAATGAATGTATTACCACCAATGAATATAGTCTTATTAGCAGTACCACCTACTACAGTTCCGCCATACTGCGCATTTGCTCCAGTTGTGTGTGAATCTTTCCAACCTGTACCAATTACAATATTATTAGCACTAGTATTATTAAGAAGACTATTATCTTTACCAATTACATAATTATTATCTCCAGCGTTATCAAGTATATTACCTTCACCAATAATAATTGATTTATTAGCAGCCTTTGGAGCAGTATTAGATAATCCAAATTTATTATCAATACCAAATGCATAAAGTTGAGTTCCAGTGTTGTTTGAATCTTGTAAATTACCTTCACCTAGGAACATGTTTTGATCTGTTATGATTTCATTACTTTTACCAATCGCAATGGAATGATGACCCAAGTTGCCTGTTCGGCCAAGAGTCTGTTGACCTTTACTTACTCTTTGTCCAACTCTATTTTTATAACCAAGAGATACAGAAGCTCTTCCTTTGGCATAGGGTTGTTCACCCATTCCCATAGAAAAATAGCCTAAATCAGAATTTTGATGTTCACCTAAATCTATTTTACCAGCTCTTACTATAGCAGCTCTTGAGCTATATAAGAACATATTATTATATGTAAGACTTGCTGGCCCACCATCAGAATCAAATACTGCCGAATCACCCGCATCATATAAAGTACTTTTTAGAATACCATCAACTTGAAAATCACCACGAACATCAAACTCAGTATTAGGATCTGTTTTTTGTACACCTATATTTCTTGGCGCAGCTGTAAGAATAAATCTTCCATCATCTACAAATGGATTGCCGGCAATTGGAGCGCCACCTTCCGGATTGTTCTGAAAAATATTTCCGCCATATATAATATTGCCGCCAACAAATAAGTTACCCGCACCGTCAATGGCATCAAACATATCAGATTCTCTACCAATTGATACGTTACCACCTTGAATAGCCATAAGGTTATCATCTACAACAACACCCGGTATTGTTCTATTTGGATTACCTATGAGATCTGCACCAGCTCCATATATAGGAGTAGTAGTGACCATTTGAAAATTTATGCTTTTATTAGCAGTATTAGCAATGTGGCCATTCATACCAAATGCGTAAGAACTTTGTCCTGAGACTATATTTTCTCTACCAAATGCAAACGCATCGCCGCCACCAACTTTATTATAAGAGCCAATTGCAAACGATAAAGCACCACCAACAGAATCTTCCACACCGAAAGCAAAACCAGCATTACTTTGAGCTGTGTTGTTTTGTCCAAGTAGAAAATTAAAATTGCCACCGGCCGATTTATTGCCAAGACCAATAAATACTTGTTCTTTACCACCATTTGATACAATATTGCTTTTACCTAAAATAAATGTATCATCACCCTTTGCAGCGTTTTCTGCACCAAGTAAAACATTTCTATCACCACCATCAGAATTGTTTGATCCAATACCAACTGAATATATACCAGTTATTTTATTTTTGAAACCCATAGCAATAGAAGCAAGCCCGGCGGCTCGACTACTATCACCAGTTGCAAAGCTACTTTGACCAGAAGCTTTAACATTTAAACCAAAGGCTGCTGAAAAAAGACCTAACTCATCCCAAGCAAAATCCTTATGGTTTGTAAAGTATCCACCACGCGTTGATGCTTTTCCTGGAACAAACGAAAATCTAGATCCTTTAGCTGAATCAGCAAGAGCGCTTAGTGACGGATCGCCGTAATTAATTACAAGATCATGCGCCATAGAAATCTCGCCAGAGATAGCATCATTATAGTCTGCGCTTTGTGGAATTGATCCAACTCCTTGAAAGCCACCTTTTACCTGAAATGGCCCTCCATGAACTTCGAACCTAGATTTAGGTTTATCTGTACCAACTGCAATTCTACCAAATCCACCATATGGATAAGTTGCTTTAAAATCTCTTGGAACAAAAAATGCATCGTCTAGAGCGGTAGCAGTAAATAATCCACCACCTGTAAATGGTACACCATTTTGTAAGAGCTCGCCAGTAAAGTTAATACTACCATCTTTATGAACTTCAAATAAAGAACTATCTTCAAGTGATATAGCTCTTATTAAAACTGAAACATCTGAATCGTTAGCGCTAACTCCATCACCTGGAAATCTTCTAAGATCTCTTCCACTATCTTTATGTAAATCACTTTTAAAATAGTTAATAGGTAGAGTAGAAGTTAATGAATATTTACGCCCTGCAAATTCGGTAGAGTCACCATCAGTAGTTACGGTTAAACCATAAAAGTCTCTGGCTTGAGAATCATTAGGATAAATTATTGAGTTTGGATCAATTGTTAACAATCCAGGTTTTGATTTGTATGAACCTACTTTAACTCCTGCAGCATCAACTACACCTGTATTCTTATCAACAACAAATCTATACCAGCCAGAATCTTGTATGATTTGTTCTGCAACCATAAGACCAAATCGAGTACCATTAGCTCTATCAGTTTTTTCACCGTAAAATAATTCTCCACCTTCAATAGAGTCTAAATTGCCAGAAGTTAAAACAGAACCCGGAAGTAAATCTGTAACTCTTAAATTTTTAAACATTGCTGGAGAATATGATACTATTTCTCCAGTTGGCTTAATAGTTAAACCTTTAAAGCTACCTTGAGTATGCCCAATTTTTAAACCATTGGTCGAATCATACATGAAATCTGAATCGCCGCCAAGTGTTTTGTCAGTGTTAACAAATGGAACTGTACCAGGTGCAAGTGATGTGCCTGGCGCATCAAATTCTAATCTATTGACTCTAAGAAAATCAACATCGCCAGAATCCGCTCTAAAGTATTTAAAATATGCTGAGTCAGCTTGTAAATCTTTATTATAAAAAAGTCTATTTGTTGTCCAATAATTTTCGTATTGTGTTCCAGCAGCCCCGGCCTGCCAGGTAAAAGCTGCTCCAACTGGACCACCAACTGTAATACCTGCCCCAGATGCAAATGCAGAATCTGCCGCAGAATCTGCTAAAAGAATATTAGTATCTTTAATAACGACTTCTGTAGATCTAACAGATGTCATTTGACCAGCAACAAATAAGTCACCTTTAATATTTACCCGACCTTCGGGTGCTCCAAACGGAAATGGATCAATATTAATTACACCTGGTCCACGATATTCTGGGCTATGTGCAATATTGAAACTATGATATACGGAATGACCACTATCAACATCAAGTTGACTAATATATGCATTTGTTATTTTTGCAGAATCAGCATCAAATTGGCCAATATAACCAGAATCAGCGCTTATTCTCGAAATATATGCGCTATCAACATCTAACTGGCTAATATATGCGCTATCACCTTTTAATCTTGAAATGAATGCGCTATCAACATCAAGTTGACTGATATAGGCACTATCACCTTTCAATCTAGAAATAAATGCTGAGTCTACATCTAACTGGCTAATATAGGCACTATCACCTTTCAATCTAGAAATAAATGCTGAGTCTACATCTAACTGGCTAATATAAGCCGAATCTGACATTAATCTTGAAATGAATGCGCTATCAACATCAAGTTGACTGATATATGCCGAGTCAACCATCAATCGACTAATATAACCACTATCAACATCAAGTTGTAAAATATGAGATGAGTCAGCAGTTAGTCTTGAAATGTATGCTGAATCTACGTCCAATTTCCATATAAATGCAGAATCTGCTGTTAAACGTTTTAAATGTGCGCTATCAACATCTAAATCTTTAATATGAGCTGAGTCTGCAGTCAGTCCATGAACGTATAATAGATCAACTGCTCTTTCTGAATCAAGAAGAAGAAATTTATTTCCAACAGCAATACCAGGATTTCCTGCTGTCTCCAAGAGAGTCATGAATTTTTCACCACCAATAGCCGCTACTCGACTTGCTATTTGAGGAACTGCAAGTGAATCAACAGCTGGCCCAATGCCGGCATATAAAACTCCACCATTAATACTATCATAATATGAATATGCAAGTTCACCTAGTGCTAAACTTGAAGGGGTAGCTTGTGTGCCTGATCTCTTAATCTGGATTATAGATGCCATGAAATAAACAACCTATCTAAATGCTTTTATTATTTAATCTTATTTATATGATTTTAGAAGGTATCTCCACCATCTACTATTTGCCCTTGATTTAAATGTTTTGTAGCTGTCCATTTTTCGGTTACACCATTAAATGCAATCATTGTTCCTTCTGGAATTTGCCCTGCGCCAATAGCAGTATCACTTACATCTCTAAGACTATTTCTAATTCTAATTTCTTTAATAGCTGGAAGAGGAGTTCCAACTTTAATATTTTTAACGATTGTACGATTTGATGTTATTTTAATTGCCATATCGTTATCCTATGTTGTTACTTGAGGAGAAAGTGTTAATTTTCCTTCTAGTATTCTTTCAACTACACCTAATCCTGTATTACTATCTGTTCCTTCTAACTCAACATCATACACATATCTACCAGCTTTCATACGGGTTGTTTGTGCATTTGTTAATGATAGTTGTAAAATATTTTCTTGATTAAGTGGGTTAAATGCTGTAACGTTAAATAATTCAGCTGAATCTGTAGAATTATAGCTTTTTTTAATCTTACCTCTCATGAGATAATATGATCCAAACGTACCAGCATCTGAATCCCAATTGATTAAAAGTTTTCTACTTCCATCAGGATTAAATAATTCAAGTTGGATAGTAACGTCTGATCCTTGGTCGATTGTTAAGTCTTCGTAGTGTGCCATACCCACCTCTTATCTATTTTACTGTATTTATAATGCTTTACACATGTAGGTGTAGGCAGAATAATGATCTATTCTGCTATTTATATATTTTTATTTTCAAAAAGTTGAAAATAGTCCTTTACAATCGCTCAAAAATGTGTTATAAAGGTATTAACAAAGGAGAACACTAAATGGAACAGATCATTTCAAACTTAGAAAATGTCTTTACCGATCTCGATAAAAAATTCATCAAAGGGCAAATTGAATGGGCCTTAGGACGGAAAGTAGCTCTTAAAGAATGGCGGATGGATAACATCCTCGGACATCCTTATGGCGCAAAAGTAAACGAAGGTTACAAAAATTGGGGTAGAGATAGCTGGGGTTTCTACGAAGAAATGTTTCGGATTTGCGGTGGTAAAGGTCACTATAACACAATCACTCAAAATAACAATGCAGGAATTACTCAGATATTTGAAAAGAACTGCAAAAAAACAATTGAAGCAAGAAATGCTAAAGTAGCTAAAAAGCTGGAAAAATTTGGCATTACAGAAGTTAAAGACTCAAATATTTCTAAAACCTCAGATGGTTTTCACGGAGTCTTTAATGTAGAAACAGACAAAGGAAACAAGCGGATTGAAATCGATACAATCTTAGCTGGTGGATATAACATCCAATGTCTCCACCTTCGTACTTTAGTAAAAATGAAAAAAGGAGTTTTATAATGCAAGTCGTAACAGTTAGATTTACAGGATCGATGGTTGAACCATCACATCACGATTGTCAAATCGTAGAAGGTTCTATGAATATGAGATATGATGTACGGAAAGATTCTTCCGCACTCGTATTATATGATGTACGAAAAGATGATATTAATCCGCCAGTATGTAAAATTATCTCTCCATTTGGTAAAGATAATACATTAGAAGCATTTTATATGAATGAACAATGGAATTGTAACTTAGATTAAAAAAGATAGTAATAAAGAGCTCTTAGGAGCTCTTTTTTTGTTTAATAAAAATATCGACTGGAACAGCCAGTCTGAGATTAGAATGATATGTTTTTACTAGATGATAAACATATCCTGGCATAATTATTACATCACCAGTTTTAGGTGCGTACTCAATAGGTTTAAACATTTCGGCGGTTTTACCAAAATAACCTCTATTGGCATTTGCTCTTGGATCATATGACACTAGTTCTCCACCTTTATCAATATCATCAGAAAGAACATAAAATACTGCAGCAAATTGAGCTCCAGAATGATTATGAATATTCATTGAATATCCCTTTTGAGATCCTGTTAACCAAGAACTAAATTCGTAAGACATATCATTTAGGTCGATACTAAATACTTCTTTAAAAAATTCTGAATATTTTTCTATAGCCAAATCTTTTAACAATGGAATTTTATCTGTAAGTGAACCACTATCGTATTCAGCCTGTGGTTTCATAATATTAGTACTAAGTAAAATTTCTTGAACTAATTCTTCACATTGGTCTAAAGTAATTTGAGTTTTGTATATTGGTGTGGACCAACACTGATTAATACCCGATTTCAACATCATAATATCCTTTTATGTCACGAACCATACCATGAATTACCATCAATGGCCAATCTATATTGTTAAGTATACTATCGTATATTTCCTTACTATTTTCGTATGTTTTAAAATATGGATCATTACCGGCTAAAAGCATTGGTTCATTTAACAAATCATAAAAATCTTCGTTAAAATCTCTACTAATCCAATAAGCATAACATATTGCTACAACATAACTCTTGGCTGGATATAACCACTCATCTACTTTCTCATTAAAGTGTCGAATAGCATTTTTAATAATGACCTCTTGATTATCGTCAAAAACTATTTCTACTTTATTCAAATCATCTGTATGATTTTTATTTAATCTATGATAAACTTCTTGTTTAACTTGCCATTCTTTCATGATACCAATCCAATAATCCTCTATATCCGTTACAGCTATTATTTAAATCTTTGACATATCGATAATGCTCTGTTAAGCAGTTTCCAAAATACTTACATGAGGCGCATATAGGACTTATCATTTCTTCTTTTTCTTTGTTTGTCCAATCAATGTATTGTTTCCAAGAATCCAATTCAAGAAAGAATTCTTTATCCTCTTCATCAAATTCCAAGACACCAAATTTGCCAGAAGGAGTGATGTATATATGATCATCCGAAAATGCATTGTATCTTCCTTTCACTGATTCTATAATTCTATCTTCATTTACAAATTCAAACTTCATAGTGTCTTTTAACTTAAGCCACTTTATAACAAAATCTTCAAAGTCTTTGTGGGTCACGTTATGTGCATTTGCTTGATTTATTGAATATGGTTTAATCTCAACAGATGTAATTGACGAGCACATATTCAACATATTAATCATTTCAGATACATCTTTTTCTAGCACCTTTGGAGAAGCTAAAATCAAAACTGCAATAGGTACTGTACTCATTAACATATTATTAAATACAAGTTCAGACTTTTCTCTTGCTTCAAAATCATATGAGACAGAAAGATATACATCATCATCAAAAAAGCCTGGATGCATCATAGAATAATTAGTATTGATGCTAATTTCACCTGAATAATATTTTCTTATAACATCTTTAATACCATAAAAATATGACTTTTTCATTGCACCAACTTCACCACCATATAAGTCAATATGTTCTATATCTGGCACTTGAGATAGCAACTCATCTAGTTTATCAAATGAAATTTGTTTCTGATCACCAAGTTGCTTAGTAGATAGGTAGCAAAAATCACATCTAAAATTACAAAAATATGAAGGATTGATCGATACAATCATTACCTAGATGGAAAGGAAATATTCATTACTACTGCAAGTCTATCTTCTTCACCATAATAAGGAGTTACTTCATGCCATACATGTGCCGGAACAATAATAATTGTATTTTTTTCAGTCTCAATAGACATTTTAGATTTAGGTCTTGTTTTTATAACCTGGTTAAATGCTGGGTCATGAAAAATTAATTTGCCTCCATCTTTATCATTATCTACACAGTCTAAATAATAAACTGCAACCATCGAAGCACCACTATGACAATGCAAACCTTTATAATCACCATTTCTCATAAAGGGTAATCTTCCGGTGGTCTGTTCCATACGTTCTAAAATTTCAGCATGTGTAATTGATTCATCATATTCATTAGCTAGTTTTAAAAATGATTTCGCAAAAAAATCATATAAATTTTTTATTTCATTATAATTTTTAATATTATCATCGGTAAAAAGCGGAATGTGTACTCCATCATCTCCACCATCTTGATATGAAAGACCGGCCATAGCTAAATGATTTCTAAATATTGCTTGGCATACTGAATTAAGAGTACTACTTTCTTCTTCATTAATATTATGTAACTCATGTAACATTTTTATTGGAAAAATAGTTTTTATCATGCGTATTCCCTCTCATACGGCGTCAATTGTCTATCGATGCTATTTATACTGATTATATCAGTTGCTAAAGTCTTCATATGTTTACAATGATCTTCTACCATATTATGCTGTTTTAAATCTTTAATAGTTTTTTTACATCCATTACAAATTTCAAACATTGGACAAGTATAACACGCATTTTTTAAACTCATTAAACTTAAATCTGTTGCAAGAGGTGTTGAAAACCCACCACTCATTTCATAATCAAAATCAATAGCCTTATCTAAATCATCACCAAATGCACCACATGAATAGTAGTCACCTTCAGGTTGAAGTGTTCGAATGCCAGAATCACATGTTCTTGTCTGTGGACATATAGTAGATTCTCCTCTTAATCGTACCATCATCTGTTGAGTGTTATGTTCCCAATCGCTTAATCCAGCTTTCCATATTTCAACATAACGTTCATATATTTTTGATAATTGATATGGAGCAGACTGAGAACCTGATGCCATGGCATAATTTACTTTACAGACTACATCCATTTTTTTTGCAAGTTCAACTGTCTTAATATGAGTATCTTCATTCTCTTCAACAATCACTGCTATGAATGATGGTCTATATCCAACATGTTCTAGCATCGCATCTGAACACTTCCAAAAATCTTCTTCTGTAAACTCACTATAATCACCTTTTAATCTTCCTCCACCATATTGAAATGATGTAGCTACACCAATTCGAGGATGGTTAAAAAGTTCTTTCCATTTCATTGGTTTCATAAGAAATGGATATAAATTTGTTGTAAGTGATATTGTTGCCGGCAGATCATACTTATCAAGATACTCTATAATTTTCCAATAGTAATTTGGTTTCATCATTAATGGATCGCCACCATTAACAATAATTGTTTGAGTATCTGGAAAACGTTTTAAAAACTTAAATATCTTATTTAAATCAAGAGTAGCAGTATTATCTTCAAACGTAATTTTAGATGATGAACAAAATGAACATTTAAAATTACACAATTCTGTTGGTTTGACAATTAGGTCCATGGCGAATTATTAACTTTAAACCCAAAATTCATAGTGATTCTATGCATATCTGGATCTCTGAAATGTTCAACTCTATGTTCAAACTGTTTATCTTGGCTTCCTACTACTACATCGTATTTTTGAGGTAAATGAAAGGCTGTGATTCTATTATTCTGTGATATATTTCTAAACATAATTTCACCACCAGCGTCTTTATTCATATCAGTAAAATATAAAAGAAACATTATATTTGCACCTTCACAAAAATCATTATGCCAATTACACGAAGTTTGTTCAGTGCCATTCCAACAGTGATAATAAATCAAATCTTTTTTTTCTGAATATGGTCTTAAATACTGATTAAAAAGATAATCAGCAGTCATTAGCATTTTCTTTCGCATACCCAATATATAATAATTTAAAGGGAATCGATAATCTTTTCTATTACCAATACCTCTAAGCCATTTTATATTAGGAATAGTATCTTCTAAATATTGAAACGCTTGAACGTTATTTTCTGTGTAAAATCCATCATCCATTTTCCAACCATTTTTCACAGCATTTTTACCTTTTGTCTAAATCCATATGATAGATCATCTTCACCATCGCGTTTTGGTTTAAATCCTTTTGTTTTTTTAACGTAGTTAAACGTTTCTTTAAAAACACATTCTTCCATATCGTTATGATCACCTGGCATATCAGCTTTTACAAAGCATGTGAATGGACAGTTTTCATAATATTCACACTCAAAACAATTATATTTTTTTAAAAACTTTTCTACCATCTCTCCTGTTTCAAAGGGTGTTTCACCAGTTTTTTTATCTCGCTGATATGCTACACCACAACATCCACCGGGTGATGAACCATCAGGCTGAATAGTTATTGAATTACCTCTTGTACACATCATTGCACCAGTTTGATTCAATGGATCATGAAACGCATCCATGTTTTCACAATCAGGATAGTTATCCACTAAGTATTTGTTAAACGCTAATAGCTCACTATCTTTAGGAATTAATTTTGCATCTGCTTTAATTAATGGTGATGGCATATAAGCATCAAAATCAACTGGAAAGTTTTTATACAAATAATCAAAAGTGCTTTTATCGTTACTCTTTATAATTGTTTGTATATTTTGGCTAGTAGTAACAATTGAAACGTTTCTAATATAATCTTTAAAAGTCTCAACATTTTCTAAGAATATTTCTAGTTGACCTTTATTAAATCTACCTCTTGGATCATAAGAAGTTGAAAGCTTTATATCATGCTTATTACAAAAGTCCATAACTTTATCTGAATTTTTTTTATCAAACATAAAATTAGTAAGATAATTAAAATAAATTCTTTTGTTGCCGATGTTAATCTTGGATCTAACTAAATTCATAAATTCTTCATATACATCTAAAAAGCCTTTTTCAATCCATAGATCTTCAAATAATTCTCCACCTAATAGATGTAATTTATAGTCTTTTGATCTTGGCGAATTGTTAATAAATTTAGCAACAGTATCGCTTTTTGCTAAAATTTCTTCTCGAGTAGCTCCAACCATTGAGTTATGATCTTGCGGACAGAACACACATTTTAAATTACAATGTTCAAAAAATATTATAACAAGCTCACTTGATCGAGTAATCTTGCTTCCTAAAATTTTGTATATATCAAAATCAAGTGGAGCTGGATTAATAGGTGCTACAGACATTCTTTACTTACCTCTGACATAATTATATGTCTATTTTTTTCTATAAATTTATTTATAGTATTTGCTCTAAACTCTTGATTTAAAACTTTAATGCTTTTTGGTTGAGAATTTGGATTAAATATATCTCTTATTTCAGAATGTATATCATCCCATCTATCTAATTTACTTATAACTTCATATGCTTTTTTAGTAAAGACTGACGGTGATAGACTATTTTCAAGCATAGGATAAAAGTGCTGCAGTAAATAATTTCCAGCACTATTCATAAACCACATTTCATGCATTTCTTCAGTTGTAAACGAAAAGCATGATGATATTGTTTTAAAATACGATTTTTTATTTTTATACAAATTATTCCAACTATCTATCCCTTGTTCATCTGCAATATCAGTGTAAACTTCAACGGTTCGAATATCATATTTAATTTTATATTCCTGAGAATTAAGCGCTGAATCTGGAAGAAACATATAATCATGTCTGTAAGAACCAAACGATTTAAAATTCCAGATATATTCCATTTCATTATAAAAGTCATCTATTGTAGAACCTGGCATTGCAAGGATCATTTCTAAATTAGGTATTGGAAACCCGTGCTTTGAACATTGCTCATTAATGTGTTTACTTAATTCTAATTTATCTTCTGTATTTAAATCAACTCTTTCAGCTATTTTCATTGCAATGTCAGAACTGCTTTGAATAGACACTGATGGAACTATCGATATATTGGCCATCTCACTCCACATATCTTTTCCATTTTTCATATTTGGAGAAGTATAATTTGTTCCAACGATTTCAAAATACTTATCAATTAATTTTTTTCTTCTATTTAAATCCTTAGATTTCATGGTAGAAATATCAGTTAAATTAAAACCATTTGTCCAAGCGTATTCGAATATTTCAAAGTCTCTTTCAAAAAAGGCTCCAAAGTTTGCATCATTTAAATAAGCAGATCTATAACCGGCTTTTAGCATAGCATTGATATCACGTTTCACTATGCCCAAGGATTTCTTATAAATCTTTGTATTAATACCTCCACCCCATTCGCAGAACACACACTTATAAGGACAACCTCTTGTCGTCTCTAAAACAATAAACGGTTCCATTTTATTATTACGAGCGTATTTAAGTAATTTTGTAAGATATTCTAAATGATCTTCGTATACTGAATAATCTTCTTTTGACAAATCATGTATTAATTTTACATCAGATCTTAATTCCCATGGAATACTTGTTGGATCTATTCTGTTTTCAATAAACTGATCGATAAGCTCAGCCATAAATGGCTCACCTGGTTTAGTAGGTCTACAAATTAAATCGTACTGAGGACGTGATGTTAATAGTTCTGGTTCATTGGTTCCAATATGTGGACCACCTAAAACTAGTATTTTTTCTGGATATTTATTTTTAATTTTATTAGAAATTTCATCACATATCATATAGTTCCAAGTATAAGAAGAAAACATAATTATATCTGCTTCGATTATATCATCTATTACTTCATCATAAGATTTATAGCTATTCCATTTATATGGTGATTCTAACCACTTTACTTTTTTACTATATTTGCCAAAACGAGAATAGTAACTTTGCATTAATAAAAATGTAAAGTTATTTGCTAGTGACCAGTCAGCGTGAGGAGGATTAATAAATGCTATAATCATATTTCATTCTATACATTACAAATTAAAAAATATTTAAACTGTTACATATTTAGCAATAGTTGTTTTATCAGAAACAGAATTAGCATCCAGCAGTGAATGAATTAAATAATGATTTACAGTTTCAAGTTCTAATGCAAAGAATTTTTCAGGTTCTTTATCATCTGATGATTCAATTAAAATAAGCTTATCTAATAGTTCATCTGTTAATTCAGTATTAATTGCTGGTAAGAATTCTAATATGCTATCATCTCTTAAAGTAAAATCAGACCATTGACTTTCTATAATAGCTACAAACTCTTTAATAGTATTAAGATCTGAATCAGAAATATTTTCGAATATTACATTATCACTACTAGAAGCGCCACTTAGATATTTTATAGACCACATATCGTCTTTAATAAACAGTTGAGCAAATTTAGAAGTATCTGTAAAAATGTCATTAATATTATTTAATGTGTAAGTTTTGTCTAAATTTAATTTATCAGCAAAAGATTTAGTTAAGAAATGTTGGAAAAATATTTCCTTTAATTCGTAAAGATATTGTTCAAACACTTTTTTCAGCAAAGGTCTGACTACGCCTTTTAACTCTGCTTTTGAAGATTTGTCATTAAGATAATTTGCTAGTAGATGTTCAACACTTATTGTGCTTTTATATTTTGCCATAAATGCTTTTTTCTTGGCAGCAGAAGGAGCTTTAACACTATCATAAATGGTATTGAAATTTTCTACTTTTAAAATTTCACCAGATCCTAATTTTGCATTATTACTTGAAAACCTGCCTCTAAAAAATGTATTAAATTTAAAAGCATGGGCTTTTACTAATGATTCTACTGAATCAACTTTCGGAGTTTTTAAAATAAATTTATACCAAGTAGACATAATAAATTGAAATGCTGCACTATCACAATAAACAACGATTCTTTTATTTGTAGAATCACATTTGGCAGCTAATTCATCAAAAAGAGTTGTAGCATCTTTAAACGTTTTATCTTTTCCTAGAATATCATTCCATTCAAGTCCATATGCAATGAGTTGACCAGATAATATTTTTTGAAGATCTTCTAAAAGATTAAAACCGTTACTTTGCGATACAACAATACGATCAAAATTTGGATCGATGATATTATCTGTTGTTACATAAATCTTTTTAAACAGATGTATCATAACTGTTCTCCTGTGGCGATAGCGCTTGTTATTAAAAACATTGGGTTATTAACATTCGCCCAATAACTAAATAGATTATTTCCTTTAAACATATACTCATTAAAGTATGATTTATAATATGTTTTATGATGTTCAATTACATTGGCATAAAATAGATAAAAGCTTTCATATTTAAGTAAATTTACAAAATTTATTCCAGTTAGATCTTTTGTGTCATCTTCTGGAAATGATTTAACATAGTCTTTTAATTCATCGCATTCAACTGTGTACAAATTATAAAGCGAAAGTGAATCTAATTTCTTAGCCCAAGTAGTAAGTATTTCAACGTTATCATCAATAAAATCTTTTTCTATTAATTCACTAATACCTTTCATCTGTAATAATAAACTAATTACTCTTTCTTCAAGGATAGGAATACTTATAATAAAATTAGCTAAAAGATATTCTCTAGTAAGATCATCAAAATCTTTTTGATCAGTAAAACCAATATTACATGGCAATTCCAGATTACTGAGATATGTTAATAGCTTTGTTCCCTGCAATTGTGAATTTTCATAATCAACTATATAAAAAGTTTGATCATCTTCAAAATACAATTTCAAATCTTCAATACTAAATGGTGCAGTAACATCAATAACTTTCATCTTCTTCCTCTCGAGCCATGGCAACTGCTATGACAACTTGCATGACAAATATTAATATTTACAGTAACGGTATTGGAAACTAAATTATTAAAACGTGTCTGTAAGTCTGTAAATTTAGCTTCAAGACCAGAAGCACTAATTTGAGTACCAGCAGTTAAAGTAACTCCAGCTGCAGATAACGTTTGTGCATAACTACTGTTTAAATAAGCTTTTGCTGTTTGATTAAAAATTTGTCCAGGATTAGGATATGTTCCTGTATTACCACCAGGACCTGTTACTGTTCGAATTGCATTTAAATTTCTAATTTGACTATACGCAGCGGTTTCATTTTCAATTGCAGTATTGATAACAGAAGCAGTGATTGGATTTTGATTTATATCAGCTCCAGTAATTCCAATGCTTCTACCAGCAGTTGTTCCACCAAAATATGATGTAGCAAATCCACTAAACGGAACTGAATTGGTACCCCAAACAATACCAGAGTTTGCACTTGCCGGCGCAAAATCCGCAAATCTATCTATTATATTCTGTGCGTTAATTGGACTTGTTAATGTAGCCATTTCATTCCTCTTTTGTTATATACGTGTATTTATACATGTTTTGCGAGTTCCATCATTAAACTTTTTGGTGCACCACAAATATCTCCATCCCATCCTAATTGATGACAATCACCTCCACAAAATCTAGATACAGGGCAAGATAAACAATTAGGATTACGCATTTTTTCTTCTAATATAGTACGAATTCTTTTTGGACTTTTTAACAATGTATCAATTGAATCATCTAAACTTCCAAAAGCTTGTTCAGGCGCACTATTTGGGCAGCCTGCAATAGTTCCATCTCCATTTATGGTAAATAGTTTTTGTTCACAATCTCTACAAAATGTTCCACACGTAGTCATAGTCTTTTCAAATTTGGCATATACATTTTCTAAAAAGTCATTTTCAAACCAATCCCTTGCTCCGTGCTTTTCACTTTGCATGTGCATTTTTAAAAAATATTCATCAAGTTCTTTATTGCTTGGAAATATTTCTGATGCTTCTCGGGCACTACCATTATTAGTTAGTCTTTCCAGTGAAACTTCTTGTACACCAAGTCGCCGGCACCATCTTAATAATACTATAGGATCTTTTGCAAGTGTATCTTTTGTAAGACTAATAAACAAACGAATAGTAACACCGTTTGCTAAAAGTGTTTTAACATTTTTATGCCAAAGATTATATTGGTTTTTATTTTCAAATCGAATCTTACGATCCCACGATGTGCCAAGTCTATTTCCAAGAGGACCTTTAATAAAATCCATATGTTGATCTTTTAATTTGAAAACTAAATTAGTTGTAGCACCCCACGACATTTGATTCCATAAACCATCACATGCATCATATACCTTTCGCATTTGGCCAACCGGTACAAGAAACGGTTCACCACCATGAAATTCCATATGTATAGAATCTTGTGTTGCAGGTTTTTCTTTTCTAAATCTATGAATCCAGTCAACTAGCTTATCAGTATTCCAATAAATCTTTTGACCGCTTCTTCCACTGGTAAAACAGTGTGCACAATTAAGCTGACATGTTTCTGTTGTTTTGAGATACATCAGCCAGTTCATTATTAATTTTATCCTCTGTATAATTTTCTAAACCAAAGCTTAACGTCAATGCTTCATCTTTATTTAATGCTTGATGAGGTGTATAAGCTGGTATATGTATATATTCTCCTTGGATAATAGTCACTGGCTTATTATCAATTATTAAAGATTTAGATCCTTCACAGCAATATATAACAACATCATCTGGATCAGTATGCATATCGAAAGAATAAGATCCAGCCGCTGCAAAAAATAAATGACATGTTACATGCTGTTCATGTTTCCAATCAGTTTTTATTTTCCAACAATATTCATATATTGTTGAATTAAAGTTTTCCATACGTTCGATTTTTATAGAATGGTTTTGTTTTTGCACTTTGCAAAAATCACTGAAACTAGTAATTAGCTGTTCACGACCCTGTTCATCTATAGCATAAACCATATTTTGTTCATACATATGACTCGCAGTAAGTGCAGATATGAGTTGAGATTTATTAATCATTATTTAATTATATACTATTTTTAATCAAATGTAAATAGTTATTTACACTTTAAGGATACATTCTATCAATTTTTCTTCATCTACAGTAGACGATTCTAAAGCTACACCTACCATCATAGCTCCATTAAATTCTTTACTTGCTCGGCCATTATGGTGTGTATATACTGGATCACCTTTATGAACTCCACCAATAACCCTTACTGGAACTCTTCCCTTAAGACCTAAAGCTTGACCAGGAGCGTCTGCATTCATTAAATAAGCAGGTTGAGCTGAAATTACGCCGACTGGAATTCCGCTTGATGTGCAAGGAGTAGTTTCTTCAGTTTTATTAAATGACGCCATCATTACTGTTCCAACTGGATGCTCTTCACTTGTAGTATATTTTTCTGCAAGGTCAGCATAATTTGCAGTTTGAGCATTACCAGCAACTGTACCGGCAGATAATGTTTGTGTTGATGGATTATACATTAAATGCCCATTATCAGTATCAATATAAGGTCTTTGATAACCTGTACCATTATTATCGCTAAATAATACTTGGTAATTTACATCGTCATTTTTTTCATCAACTTTTACAAAATCGGCCTCGCCTCCAGAAACTGTACAAGCACCAGTATTTGCCATTGTAACATGACCAGATAATGCTGCAGTAGTAAAACCTGAGCCATTACCAATTAGAATTTGAGTGTCTGCTACTATAATATCTGAAGGATCTGATGCTGAAGAACTATTTCCAACTTTTACTGAATTTGCTGGCATATTAGCAAGCTTATCATTAGTCACAGCATCATCAGTTATTTGACCTGTTATTACTTGTCCTGCCTGAATACCTCCAGATGCTTGGCGACCAATTACAGTATTAGTTCCTGCTTGTACAGAGCCAATATCACCAGCAGCTGATCTACCAATAACTGAATGATCTGGTATTGCTAAATCTCCTGGATCACCACTAGTACCTGCCTGGCGAGTTTTTATTGTATATCCTGCCATATTAGCAAGCTTAGCATTAGTTACTTGATCATCTGATATCATATCAGTTTGAATTTGCACTTCTTCAACTGTGCCCGCTGTTGTTTTGCCAAGAACTCTATTTGCAGTTACAATGTCTTGCATTTTATCATAGGTCACAACATCAGGCTGAATTGTGACCACGCCGGCGTTTGTCATAAGAACATCTTGAGATAAAGCGGTAGATGTAAAACCAGTTCCATTACCAATTAAAATTTGTTCGTTAGTAACTGCCTTATTTGATGATGCTCCAGTAGTTCCTGCATCTCTTACTTTAACAGTGTTTGCTGGCATATCTTCTAATTTAAGACCAGATGCTTCTTGAGTTAAACCGTGACCACCTGCTACTGAAAATGTTCCACTTGAATCTCCAGTAAGGTTTCCACCAACGCTAGTCTTTAAAATTCCATTTCCTGCATTATAGTTTCTTCGCACTGCTTTACTAAAATTTAAGGCTGTTACTATACTTGAATCATGGCCAGCATAGTCACTACTAAGATTATCTAGATCACCGATCTGAGCAGCAATAGTATTAGATTTTACTCTAAAAGTGTTAATTGTATCACTTAAATTTATAACTGTCTGTCTAGCCATTTGATTCTACCATTTTCTTTGTTATTTGCGCCAGCATTTGTTTTATTTCGCTTACATCATTTTTCAACTCGGCAAGTTCTTTTTCTTTTTCAGCATCTAATTTTTTCTTCATTCTAGCTCTATTAATAGCATCACTATTAATATTTAATATAGCACCACTATTTAAATCTTTAACTAAATTGGGATGGCCCTGAATTTTTATACTGTTTATTTTACTTTTCAATTTAAACACCTAATGCTATAACTCTTAAATCTTTAATTGTCGGAACTTTTGAACTATTATTAGCAAAAAGTACTATTTTTACTTGGAACGTAGTAAATGCTGGTATAGTTCCATCAGTTCCACCAATTAAATAATTGTATTCTTTATATGAATATGGATCATCTGATATTGAAACTGGCGCTTCAAGTGTGGCAAGTGTCCAATTAATATCTGTCAATATAGTATCTTCTGTACCTGTTTTAAAATATACATCAAATAAAGCACCAGTTGGTCTATTTGCTGCTAACATTACTTTTAAACCAACTGCAGTGTTTGTTAATGTTACAGGTTTTGTAATATGTTTAGCAAGAGCACTTCCACTAAATGGTGTTGTTTCTGCAGCATAATCAAAGACCACATTTTGGCCAGAAGTAGCTACATCAATAGGTCTATCAATTTCATTTTTTGTAAGTACTAATGAAGCTCTTTGTAAATCTATTACTGGAGAAACAAATGAGCTTGTTGTACTTAATGATATTCTTAAAGATCCAGTATTAACTCCACCTAATCCACCAATACCTGTTGCAGTATCTTCTTTTACAGCATTCGCCACCATTATTGAATTTTCAAAATGATTTTTCTGATTAAGCGCAATATCAGTATATCCTCCAGCCGGTGCAATATATGGCGTTTCTAATGCAACATTAGAATATCCACTATAAATGCTGGCTTTTGGAATTACACTTGTTAAAGGTGGATTAAGCATTTGAACAATAGGATATAAAGTATTTCCTTGAATATTTTTAGTTGCAAATACTGCACTACCGCCACCTTGAGCAGCTGAAGTAGCTGATCCAGCTGCTAATGTAATTTTATATCCTGTTGGATCTATATGCGTTATTGTATGAGTAACATTAAGTTGAACGGCTGTAACACCACCAACTGCTGTTGCTCCAGTAATAGCAACTTTATCTCCAACAAATAAATTATGATTCTTATGGAAAACTCTTATTGAAGTTGGAGCTGAAGTATTTGTTAAAATTGGACTAGGACCTAATAGTGCAAGAGGTAAATCTGCTGTATTAAGTTGAGCAACTGCTTGTATATTAGTAGCAAAATCAGCTCTATATAATGTAAATTTCATATCTTGTTCTTGACAAGCTTCCCAGGTCGTACTGTTTTGTGATTTAAAGAAAGATCCTAAGAATGGTTGTTTTGTAATTCTTCTTGCAGTAGAACCTAATTCAAAATCACCCATAAATGATGTCCACAATAAATAATCAGTATTGTCGGTTATGCATACAATTGCATATTCAGTTCTACCAGAAAGATATATCGGCTCATCAAATTCAAATGTTGTAGGAAGAGATGCATCATCAGAAATACTAACATTTCCAGGTGATAAGTATTTTCTAGATCCTGGTACAATTGTATTAGACGCTGGATAGCCATTTATAAGAGGTCTTAATTCAATCCATACTGGTAATGTAGCATGTTTTGTTTTAAAGTATAAGTCAACTTTACAAGTAAATATACCTTCATCTTGAGGAACATAAAACGATTGCGCTAAAGGATCACGTTGATCATTCCTATTTGAATCATTGTCCCCTATAAAATCCTCTCTTGGCTGCAATCTAGATCCAGTAACTACTCTACTACTACTTGAAACTCTAGAGCCAACTACAGTAAGATGTCGAGTGGACAATATTTCTTCTTGAAAAGTTTCTAGAGCACCAGAAGCATTATATGATGTTACTGCAGATGATCCTGGAACACCTCCATTTTTAGGAGTTTCTGTAACATCAAGTAACATAAAATCAGCTTGACCAGTTCTAAATTTAGTTGTACTATTATTAGGAATAAAAAATGATCCTGAGATTCCTCCTAGTGCATCACTAAGTAAAGCACCAGACCCATCTGGGTGAGTTGTAAGATTATTTGGTGATTCAAATTCAACTCTTGCTGAATTAATTCTATCAAAGTTTCCAGTACTTCTAACAAAATCATTCATTTTAAAGTCATTAAAATATGCAAAATGATATGCGTTTGGTCTTAATCCAATAGCTTCAAAACTAACTTTTCTACTTCTCATAAATGGTATAACTGCTACATCAATAATTCTATCGCCTAATGATGTTCTAATAGTTTCAGAAGCTACTACTCTATTTACAATTGAACTTGTGGTTTGATCAAATCCCCAAACTGTTAACCTTCCACTGGTCTGAGAGAATGCTCGACTAGATGATGTTGTAGTTCCTGCTACTGTATTTTCATCACCTACTTCTAATCCTTCAATATCATTACCTAACCAACCCCATTCGGATTGATCAAAGAGAAGTGCTTGGTCAAGATTTAATCTTGTTCCACCATCTATTACTTTTGCTGCTGCTCTTTGATCCACTTTCCATTCATCTGATTGAGGAGATAGATTTATTGACCCACTATAAGTAGAAATCATATATGGATTAACATTTTCTGTACGAGATACAACTGTTTGACTAATATATTCAGCATGTCCATATTTAATATAAACGTTATCGCCCATTAAAACAGTATCTGGAGTATCTACACCACTAACAGTCCTTGAAGAAGAAGTTGCAGCATCATAAATAAGTCCTACATTGTATTCAGTAAATGGTGGATGTAAAGTCATAGTTTTTGGATTAACTGAAGCTCTATATTCTACTGAATTAGTATTTGAATGAAATAAATCTTTAAAGTTGTCTACAAGAAATCCAGATTTAGTTCTATTATTTCCACTACCGTCAACTACTTCAAAAGCGTTTGTATCAAGTTCTAATAAACTAAGTGATACTGTTTCTTCAAGTAGATCTACTCGCTTATCGATTTTACCAATATCTTTCATGGTATAACCTTTATTTTCAATAAACTTAACAACCATGTCGGAAGCAGAAATTGTACCACCGTTAAGTGATGATCTATATAGTTCTAAAGATTTGGGTGGCTGAGATGGTAATACTGGATTATCGGCTGGAGTTCCTTCTAAATTTTCTAAAATGCCCTCAGCATTTATAATAATTCTATCTTGTCTTGGTAGATAGTGCTCGATTCTAACATTTATGAGTGTATCATTTTGAGGCAATTCGTTAACTACACCACCAGTTGCTCCACCAGTGTCGTTAAATACTGTTCCACCTGGTGCAATTGCTGATCTAAAATCTACTACATCTCTTAATTGAACTACTGTTCCATCTCTCATAATATATTCTGGAATATCACCATATGCTGCTGGAAGACCAGGATAAGATCCTACAGCAAAACACACACCAGCTCCATGTTGATAATATGTAAATTCAACATAAACATTACCTGTAAGACCACTTGTAGATTTTCTTATTAATTTCCCAAGACCATAAAAGCCATCTCGCTGACCATTATCGACTACAAATTGATCGCTTACATCAGCGCCACTTGAAGATCCAGCTTTAATCATTGTTACTGCAATAATATCATTTTGATCTAAATCGACTGTACCAATACCACCACTTACAGAAATAGCAATTGTTTTTTGCTGATTAGTAGAGATTGTTTTTGATCTAACAGAGATATTACTTGATTTTTTAACATAAGCTAAAACTTCTACGTCATTTGTAGCATGTGGTAACCCAGTAATTTGAATTGTTTGACTACCTGGCGATCCTATTGTTGCTGCTGTTGTAACTGTTCCACCTTGCATTACAATCCAATCACCAGTATTATCAAATACTTCTCCAGAAAGTGCTGTAAGTGTTATGGAATTACTTGAAGGTGTTCCAGTAAATTTTCTCATTACTGTTAAATCAACAATTGCAATATCTTTAGGTCTTTTATAAGGGACTTCAAAGAATAAATTATTATCATTTGCTTCTTTAAGAACTGCTCCAGCAGGGCTTCCTTCTAATACTAATGTTGAACGAGCACTTGTACTAGGACCAATTTTAACTGCATCTCTAAAGCTATTTGTACCTGTCATTACTACATCAAATATAAAGACTCTAAAGTTTGAACCAAATGCTGCTGGTGCATCTACATGACGTACTCTACAAGTTCCTAATACTGAATCATCAGCTTTGTAAATATTGACTGCTGGAAATGTAGTTTTTTGATTACCACTTGGTGAATCCATAGGTAATGCGCCAACAAATTCTGATACAATTACATAACTTCCATATTCTGCAGGAATAGAACTAATATCGCCAGTTGAAGTATTTCCAGCAAATGAAGTTGCTTTATTAACAGACAATGTTGTTTGAGTAGGACGATTAATTCTATGTCCATTCACATATGCTTTACCTGAACTTAATACTGCATTAAGTGTTGAAGCTGATCCAGAATCATATGTTAAATAAAATGGATCTACAACATAATTACCAGATTCTTCAGAAGTTCTTTGAGCAATTAAATCATTAATTTTATTGTATTGATTAAAGCCAGTTGCTTGTTCGACTATTACGGAATTAATTATATTTGCAATATACATAAACGTTTCTAAACCTGGAGTAGATGGTTTAGTTGCAAGTGCTAACGTTATTCTATAACGATCAGCTCCAGGAGCAGAAATATTTGGAAATTGTCCTTGATTATCAAATAACGAAACGTCGTCAGATGCTGTAACAATATCTTGAACTACATTAAATCCTACAATTCCTGTAAAATCATTACTATATTTAGAAATAATTTTTGATTGTGATTTAGCATGGACAAAATGTCCTTGAGCAAAATAATCACCAGCCGCAACCGATAGTCTTACACCTTGACCATATGATGGATCAGCATCTGTATGGTTAGCTTTAATTTTATATGACTCACTACCATTGTCTATTTGAATAGTTTCATCTGGTAAAAATCTTAATGTAGATGTTCCAGCAGTTTGCGATCCTCCACTTCGATACATAATATAAAGTGTAGGTGGACAACTTGCAGTGCCATCGCCATTTTCAGCAGAAATAATTTCAGCACTAATACCAGATGTTAATCCATTAAATATGGCGCCTGGTACAGCTAATGTATTTGCCGGCCATTCAATTGCAGGAGCTTGTAAAACACTAGGTTGTAATTTAACAAATTCAATACGAGAATTAATACTAATGCCGCCGGGATTAACCATTGCTCCTTCTTTAAATATATTTCTACCAAACCGCTCCAGATCTTTTTGAATAATAGTTTGAGACTGAGTTAGTTCTCTAGCCTGTAGAGCTCGCCGAGGATTAAAAAGAATTCTTTTAAAACCGTCACTATCGGAAAAATCATCCTTATAGGTAGCCCTCATTAAGTTTTCTGAAAAAGTTACTGTCATATTATTACTCTACTTTTATAGTTGGATGATGACTTTAATGTCTTCGGATTGGTTTGCAGTTCGTTGAACTGATGCTCTATTATCTAGATATAATACATCTCCAGTTAATCTATCAACTTCAGCGTTATTATCAAATGATTCCATTACACCTTCACCATTTCCATCTACTTCTTGAATAGTTTCACCTACATTAAATAATTTAAATCCTGTATCAGGAGATTGATGATAGTGAATTCTTGTTCCACCTGAAACACTTGAATCTACATTATCTATATACGCTTGTGCACTTGAGCTTATACCTTTAATTTTACGATCTTTACTAAATGCAACAGTATAAGACGATAATTTCATATTTCTTGTAGCTATGCCAGTAAGCTCTGTAAAAAGGCCTGTAGAATCAGGTTGAAGTGGATTTTTAATAAGACCAACTTGTCTAAAATCCTGAGATAAAATAAAATCTTCATCATTATCTAAAATTTTAGATCTAAACATTACTGCATCAGCTTTTAAATCTTTTCTAGCGTCAAATCCAAATCCTGGAGTTGGACCTACGACTGCCCTTGCTCGTGCACTATCACCACCAGAGCCATCTGGTAAAATAATAAGTTCAGCATAATCATAACTATCTAAATAATTTAAAGTAGCACCAGATGTTTTAGTTTGAATTGCTGTAATTGTTCCATTATCTGAGTCAATTATAGGTTTTAAAAAGTTTGCAGCAGAATCACCGAATGTTAGTGTACCGTTACCTCTAAGAACAAGATTAGGAAATGCACCAGCAGTGCCATATCCACTGCCGCCATTTGTCATCACAAATGAAGTAATTCTACCTGGTATAGCATTTTGTTGAATTTCATGTTGTTTAATTTCAATACCAGTAGAGTTAGAATCAGGCGCGGTTTCCTGAATATGAACAGGCATATATTGAGAAGATAAAAAGAAATTTGCTTTCAAGGCACTAATTGTATAAAGAAATTTCCACACATAACCATCAGATGTAGAAAACGGAGCAACATTTTCATTGCCACTGGGTTTAACAAGAGATGGTTGAGGAACTCCTTGTTTATTTACACCTGTTCTTAAACAAATATATACTCCAAAATTATCTGTTAAAACATAATATCTTTTACCGACACTTAAAGTTCCTGCTCGTTGGTCATCCCATTGTGGATAAATTGTTCCATATACCCAATCTTGTCTTGGTACAATAAAACTGGCTGCTTCTACTTTTTTAACAGCTTGAAGTTTTTCTTTAAATTCAATTACATCAAATTTTGAGTTTAATGGGGTGGTAGCGGCGTCATTACTATCCCATTGTTCAGATCTTCCAATTCCAATATAATACTCACTACCAGCTGAATTATAATCAGCTAATAACTCTTTTAAAATATTGTGTTTTAAATCATCAGTGACGATAGCTACCATAGTTTATTTCCTATCTTAATATGTTCAAATTGTAATACTAAAAATATTAATTCTATTGTTGGTTATATTTATATAGTTTTTTGCCTTTATGGTCTTAAATCTGAATCATAAAGTGGATAAGCTTGTGTCATATCAGAATCTGCAGCAAAGTGAGATGCACCAAGTTCAGCATATGCAAGCGATGTAGTAATAATAGATGGATACGGAGTTTTCATATAGCTTGGATTATCTCCAGTGCCAACATAGAATGATGGATATGTTCCATAGTAACCATAAGAATCTATACCGTTTCCAAGATGAAGCGATGGATTACTATCAACTCTAATTAAAGTAGCACTATCAGTTGTTGTATTCCAACTTTTTCGTGTTTGTGCTGCCCAAGCATATGTAGTAGGGTATGCTGCATTTAATTCAGCTATAGTTCTATTTAAATAAATATCTTCGCTTAATGGTCTAACATGTAATCGATAGTTATAAGAAATTCCATTATATACTTCTGATACAAGAGCAGTAATGTCAACTAATTGTAAAGTATCTTCAACTGGTCTTGTTCCAATCGAATCATATAGAAAATTATCTGATAAATTTGCACTACCAGTTACAGAAAATGGAAAAATATCTGCGAATGGTACAGGTGCAGCTGAGATTGCAGTATTAATTGCCGGCTCTTGAATTACTATTTCAGCCGCTAAATGAAAACCTGCAGGATGCACAAATTTCTTATATAACTCTTCCCAATCTGGCATACCTCTATCTGTTCTGATAAGGTGTGATAATAACTGATATATTCCGCCGTCTTGTAAAACTTTTTGTTGGTCCACACCAATTTCAGAACTACTATCATTAAGATAAAACAAATCATTTTTTGGATAATGTATTTCGGCATCGGTTAAAAAGAAAGCTCTAAAAAATCCTTCAGATGAATATTTAGAACCTTTTACTCGATAAAATTTTGCAAAATTACGAATAATTTCTCTTGGGTTAACTGGAAATTTTTTAATGCCTACACCTAAAGCAACTTCATTTAATAATAAATCTAATTGCTGTAAAGAATTATCTTCAATATCTCTACATGTGTAAATATCTTTTATTAAACTGCCAAATCCTTCAGCATCCATAAAGTCATAATAATATTCTAAAAATAAAATAATATTTGGATATTCTGTAATAAAATATTCTGGTAAGATTTCTTTTACAGAACTCCTATGTAATTCTAATGGAAGTCTATTAAAATCTTTTAATGTTCTTTCGCGGCCATTTGACATTATTAATACCCGCCTCCACCAGAACCACTAGAACTAGATGATGTGCTGGAACTGCCAGTTGATGATGTACCTACCACAGTTCTACCACTTGAACTATTTAATACTATATTTGTATTTTGATAATCAATATTAACACCAACAACTAAATTTGTTTCAGCAACTTTTAAAATATAATTTCTAAGAGGTTTAACCGATGTTTGATCTTGAGGAGTAGCTGAAATTTTAATGGTTGTTGAACCATCAATAATTGCTCTTGGTTCAAATCCATTTAATTGAACCAATCCACTTTGTGGAAAGTAAGATCCAATATTATCAACTAACACTGAACTATTTGCATCAATAATTTGAAGTATTGTAGTATTTAATTTATTTCTCATTCTTGCAATAGTATTATTTTCACCATATGTAAAAGATGTAGATGTAATACTATAAGAATCTAAACCAGGCTGTTCTAATCTTATTGGAAAATATATGCTATAAGTATCTTGTAAATTTAATGTCGGTTTAAATTCAATTTGAAGCCTAACATCCATGCTTGAAGAAAGAATTGATTGGTCATATGCATCAATCTGAGTTAGTAATGTTGATCTTCTAAAGGTTTTACCAAATCCTCTTAATACTGTATTAAAATGAGTAGTAATAAGTTCTTTTACTCTGCCTTCAATATTACCAGATTTTAGACCAGTAAGATTAGGATCCCATTGAACTCTTGTATCTAGTTCAAAATTTAAAACTACTGGATCTACAAATTTTGTTCCAATAGCCATAATTCCAAGATTGTTTGCATATGTATTAACTATATTTGCTTTAATATCTGTTTGTTCTGCTGCAGTAGTAGTATCAGCAAATTGAGTGCTAATATAAACACATCCATAATCAACCGGAATATTATCTTGACTACCCCAACAAGCTACTGCTTCTATTTGCGGAAAATTAGCTTTGATCATTGATTCATAATCTAATGCAGTGACTAATCTTTGTTGAGTAGCAAATGCTGCTGGAGCTAACTGTTTAATAGTATCAATAGACTGTAATTCTGAACCACTAATAGATTTTGTAATTCCAATAACATTTACGGGGTAACTTTGACCAAGTACACCAATGGTATCATTAGCTGTAAATGTAACTCCACCATTACCAGCAGATCCTGCTGTACTAAGATAATTAATAATAATTTTATTACCAGCAACTGGTGCTCGACCAAATGATACACCATCACCAAAATTTAACTCATAATATCCATTAGGCATTTCTCTTAATGTATAATAAGCTGAAGTAGAATCTACTGTTACTGCTCTACTTAATTCAGTATAAGTGTCAAAATCTTCTGATGTTGTAGAATTATATACACTTACAACTGCAGTTTTAATATCCATATTTGGATCTGGTATTATATAAACTTGTCTATCAGATGTCTCACCAACATAAAAAGTTTTTGTAGTTACTTTACCCTCAAATGCTGTAATTTCTTGAACACCAGTATCTGTTGTAAATGTATATACGCCATTTGCTTCTGTACCAGTATATTTTTGCCTAGTATGAAATTGATATGTGTTGCCATCAATATTTGTATTAAAGGTAAAACCAGAAGGAAGAAGAATTGAAGTAGGTCTTCCTACAACTAAACCAGTATTGATACTTACTCTTAATGTAACTTTTGAAGATGTTTTTGATGCAACATCTAAACCAAGCATTTCTGCGTGTGATACTACCGAAGGTCTTAATTGTGCTGTATCAAGAAATGATTCGTTTAATGCAAAATTAGCTATAAGTCCATTGTAGTGTGTATTATATGCTAATACATCTAAGATATTATTTAAACCCGATGCTTCAAAATCATAATCCGCAAACTCAGATTTTGCTTCAAAAAAAGTTTTTAATGAAGACTTAATATTTTCAAAGTCAAGCTGTGTTGATGTAATATTAGTTGCCATTTATCTTAGCCTCGCTACTGATGTTTCAATGACTTCTATTGAGCCTGTTGAAATTACTTGAAACTCTATTCTACAAAAAATATTGTTTAAGTCTGGTTGAATTACTGATTGAACATTTATAAGCCTAGCTCTTGGTTCCCAATTTTTTATTGCCATTGCAATTTCTTGATTTACATCATCTTCTATCAAATCATCATTTAATTCAAATAATAAACCTGATAAATCAGCACCAAAATTATGTGAAAACGGTTTTTCAAATTTATTGGTCATTAATAAATTCTTTACAGCTTGTTTAACTGCTGCAGCATCTTCTTTTTTAAAAATATCGCCATTAGTTTTTTTATTAAATGATAAATTAACATCCTTGCTCAGCCGCGTTCCCGAAGTAATAATACTCGGAGTAGATAAAATGCCATCTTCTGTTGCAAAAGCTCTTGTTACCATTTTGTTTATCTTCTATTGTTTATTCTATTTATACATTTATTTGTTAACTTAAACTCCAATTAAGACTTGTTTGTCCCAGCATAAACTCTTCCTGGCCAGATCCTATTTCAGCAGCCATGTATAGATGATTAGATGGAATAGCTCTGCTTATATAAACTCTATATTCAGTAGGACCAAAGTCATAGCCGTAGTTTCCATATTTTTTAAACCATTCCTGTTCACCATCAACATCATGATATATGAGAATACTTCCTGGAGCGTGTTTACCCGCTTTTGCTGCTGCTGTTAATTCTTCTACACTGCCATATGTGCCAAATGGTAATTTTGTTTCTATTCTATCTTTCTTTGGTTTAGGTTCTGGTACTTGTTTTTTCTCTTCAACTGGTTTTGCTGCTTCAGCTTTTGTTTCAGCAGTTTGATAAATTTTATTTGTCCTCGGGGCTGGAATAGATCCACCTTCTTCATCTCTCATAGAAAACAAACTAGCATCTTTATATACAGAAAAATCACCGCCCCAGCCAAGACCATGTGCTCGAGCAATAAATGATATTGCATTAGGAAAATCATGAACTAATGTAGTACCTTTTAAATTTTGAGAAATATTTATGTTTATTCCTAATCCAGATGCATTTGATGTCCATAAATCTTCACCAGTAAATTCATCTGGAAGATTTGAATATCTTTGAGTAGTAGTTGCATATCCATCAAGAGTTTTAATTTCATAATTATAATCTGGTCCTTCAAGCTTATTAATAAATGCTTGAAAGTTATTCCATACAGCAGCAGAAACAAATGTATAAAAGCCATTTTTTGTTTTAATTTTCTTTAAACCTTCATCAGTAATTGCTGGCGTTGTTGGTTCTTCAAGTTCAATTGATCCAGTTTCACTTAAAGCGATTTCAATTAAATCTTTAGTTGATTGAACTTCATTATTAAAGTGAGTTTCTATTTCTTGCTTAAAAGTAACATTATAATTTTGAGGTATTTCTGGCATTACTACAATAATACTAGCGTACAATATTTTTTCACCAGAAGATAATTCATCAACTTCATAAGTGTCATAAGACATTATTAATTTATCGTATTCAGCATTATCTTTTAAGTATGCTGCTAAATCAAATGTAACACCTGGAGATAGATCTCCACTTCTTGAGTTACGTACTTCAAAACCAACTACTCTTCCCGTTGCAGATAATTTTGTTATAGAATCACTTGGTGCAGAAACATCTGTTGTTCCTAATTTTTGTACACCTTCAACTATTTTTATGTTAAAGCCTTCCATAAACTTTGGTACTTTTACTAATTTTAATAATTTAACAGTTGCAACTAAATTTCTTGCCATTCTATGTCTTTCGACTTGACTCATATCATTCATTGTTTCAGAGTTCGGAAAGAATTTGGCTACTGGTATTCCAGGTGAAAGAAGCGTACCCATTTTAATGTCTTTTATATTATTTGGATTATATTGCGCTTCAGGAACAATAAATTTAATTTGCTTTTTAGATGTGTCTGTTGGTTTATATCTAATAGTTTTAGCTCCTGGATCAGCAGCTCCAATAGTATTAGAACCCATTCGTGATTGAGTTTTCTTTCCTAATATTCTATTGACATGTTCCGGAACTTTTTCTGAATACGAAGAAGATAATGTGTCATTTGCAATGCACTCATTAACAAATGCTAAGTTAGATTTATTTGCAGGGTTGCGCAATTTAATTCTTATTTCAGATGTGGTAAGTGGTTTATCAGTAACTCCAGCGGTTGTAACTGTTTTATCCATATAATTGTATATGCCATCATCGTCATCTACAAAAACTGATTGTACCATATAAGCAGATTTATCTAAAAATACTGATGTTGTCGTTTCAGTTGGTAATGGTTTTAAATTATCTAATCCACTTGGACCATAATCACTTGCAGCATCAGTTGGCCATTTCTTTGGTCCTTTTGTAGTATTTGCTGCAGTCACAGCTATAGCATCTTGTGTGCTACTTGTATAAGGATAAGGAGTACCAGTTGTTCCTCCCCCTGGATCCGGGTCAGCATAATTTTGAGCGGCTGTAATATTAGCTTGTAATGCAGTTCCATTTAAACTACCATGAAATGTAGTTGCATGCATAGATGTTGAATTTACTCGAGTTGAATTAATTGTTTGAGTATCTAATGTATCAGTTGCATACACACTTTTTGTAGTAACAGTGTCAATTGCATTTATTGAATGACCAGTAAACATATTATAGTTATACATTACAATATTCTCACCACCAATAGTTCCAGTATTACCTGTAGCAGTTAAATCTTGTGCAACAACATTAATGTTAGGTGATGTTAAACTAATTTCGGTTTGTGATGTAAGAGTTGTAGATCCTTTGTGATTATAATCTGATTCACCTCTTACAATAAATTCATAATCTTCTTTTACTGAAGTGCTTAGTTTTCCAAGAAATGTATTTGTAACATCTTTCAATACTGTAGTGCTTTTTACTTTTTGAATAGTTTCAGCCATCATACCAATAATTCGTTTAGTATAAGACCCAAAAACATTTACAATCCAATGACCTCCAACTTTTAAATTATAATTACCACCAACATCAAGATTAAAATCTCCACCAATATTCATAGTCAAATCACCTGAATATGTAAGATTTCCATTACCTTCTGTAAATAAATGATGATTGCCAGTTATTAAATCAACTCTATTGCCTCTTGCATTAACAATAACAGAACCATCTGGTTTTATTTCAACACCTGCACCACATAAATGTTTTAAAAGAATTCTTTCACTTCCAATTGTATCATCATATAATGCTACATGACCTTTTGGCGTTGTTTTAATTGAAACCTGCGCGGCGTCAGATGGTGTTGAATGTGTCAATGATATATCTTCACGGCCAATTACAGTACTTACATCAGTTTCTAAATTATGAATCGAAACACCACGTGTGCTTTTTTCAGTACCCTGTTCAAAGAAATAATCAGCTGTTGGATTTTCACCTGATGCATCTTCAAAACCAGTTCCTCGAACAGTTCCTAATAGAAGAGCTCTTCTATCTCGTGCAGCTACATTTTCAAGTTCTTTATTATTTAAACTCATTTTTTACCTACACTTTCATTATACGATTTAAGGCTATTAATAGGAATCCCTAACATATTTTTTATACCAAGCGCGCCTCGAGTAGCTTCAATTATAGATTTTCCTTCAGCTATAAATTCAGCTTGTTTTTCTCTATCTAGCACAACATTTACAACTTCATCTGTAATTAATTCTTTTGGTTTTATTATATCACCTTCTTTTAATATATCATTATTAAGAAGTTGTACAATTTCATCATATCCATGAGCTAAAATAGGTATAGCTCCAGGTAATGGCGCTGCAGTTTTTACTTGCTCTTTATCTGGTACAGGAGGAATTACAGCTGGAGCTGGAGAAGGTGTGACAAATGGAGCATTATTTTCTGTAATAGCATCAGATAACATAACTTGCTCTGCAACTAATGCATCTTGGTCTATATTTTCTAATTCTGGATCTGTTTGATTAGTAGTTTTAAATCTATTTTTTAAATATCCTCCAACATCAAATCCAGGATCTTGAGCCCAATGTTCAACATCATTATGTCCAAAAACACTACAGCCCGGCCATATTGCATAATAAGATTTTACTATTATATCAAGAGTTTTCATTTGAGCAGTCGTTAAAGATTCTTTACCTTGTTTCCAATATTCTTTCTTTTCAGTTGAATAAGAATTCAATCCGCCTATAAAGACTACACCAATACTATATTTGTCATGATTATCAGCATGACGGCCTTCAATATAAACTGGCCGGCCTCTTTCTATTTGTCCATTTTTCTTTACAACATAATGATAACCAATACCATCTTGATTCAGCGCTATAGCTCTTTCATGTACTTCTTCAGCACCTGCATGAGATTGATCTAGAAAATGTTCACTCCAGTGCAATATGAGTTCTGTAACTTCTCTTTTAACACTATTAAATTCTGCAACTAATTCTTCAGGTGAATTAACTCGAGTAAATGCGTATTCACCTGGATTTTTAACTTTTCTTTTACTTTCAGAAATTACCGTTTGCGCACCTGACCAATTAGATGCAGCTTGACCTATTTCAATTCTTTCAGATGAAAGAGGAGGACTATCTGCATCATCTGGCACAATATTGGTAGAAAGATCTGTTGTAAGACTATTAACCTTTGTTTCAATATCAGTAGTAAGTTTACCCATTTGATTTTCAATAATAGCTCTGGCCTGTTCGGCTGGCATTCCTGGTATTGTTATTTTACCTGTGTCTGGATCTAAGTATGGAACAATCTCTGCGCCAAATGTTGTTAACTTACCTGTGTCTGGATCTAAGTATGGAACAATTTTTCCTAAGTTAGCACTTTGTGCTATTGCAGCTGAATTAATGTCATTAATCACTGATGTAAATTTTTCATTTTTTAAATTTTTTACAGCTTGTGCAACTTGGCTAACAGACAAAACACCGCCAGCTAAATCTTTTATTCCTCTTGTCAAATGATCATCTGCCGCTAATTTAGCATTTTGAATTAATCCTAGTGCATTATTAATTCCAAAATCAACATTTGTTACTGTGTCTAAAATGTTATCTACATCTCTAATTGATACATTTAAATCCACATTCAATGCGTTTTGCAAACCACCTAAGCCATTAGTTAATTTTTTTAGCTGATTAGGAAAAGCAGTTACATTATTTAATGCACCAGTTAGATTTGTGCCAAGAGCATTAGCAGCAGACTCTAATATAGCAACTTTTGCTAAACCATCTTTTGCAAAATCTGATAATTCTGCAGGAACAATTCCCTTCATAATTTTATCAAAATCAGGAAGTTCACCTGTAACTTTATTAATAGCAGATTGAATTGATTGTGGCGTTCCAACTAATTTATTAGCTTTTTTTATTCCAGCTCTAAGTGTTGTATATTCAGTTTTTGGTGTAAACACTTCTCCATCAGGATTTGTCCATGGTCGAGCACTCATTTGTTGAACAATTTCTTCTTCTGCAGTAGTTAAAGCCTTATTCATTTTATCTTCAAGACCAGGCATTTCATTAGTTAAAGTTGCAATAGGTGCTACTGCTACTAAATTTGCTATGCTTTCTTTTGCTACTGGCAAAGATTCGGTAAGTGATTTAATACCATTGATAGAATTACCAACTTTATTTAAAGCCAATTTAGTTTCATTTAAAGCTTTTATTCCATTACTAACTTTATCTATTTTAGAAGTCAAGTTTTGAAAGTCTAATGTACCTCGTACATTATTTAATTTATCGTTTAATCCTCTAATATCCATAACTTATCTCCTATGTGCCACTAACAAATTTACGATGATACACTAAAGCATGTGTAATTCGAGTTCTTAAAGTTGGTGACCAATATCTTCTGCCAGCAGAATTTTTATGAGTTCCTTGTGCTGTGTAAGGACACGCCCCAAATGATCCACCATACCTTACAAATTTACTTGATGGTCTTTCATAAAATCTACATACACTATAAGTAGCATTTGGAACATCAGCGCCACATGCATTAACATATCCCCATGCTTTCTTTTCATTATGTGGCCCAGAATCTGTGCATTCGTGCCAAATAAATCTGCATTGAGCATCTAAACTTTGCCATGGTAATCCAACATTTTCTGAAAATTTTATTAAATTTTCCCAACGCTGACCTCTCCATTGGCATAAACCAAAAGCTGGCAAACCAACATCATCTGGATTAACTATTTCACTCCATGGGCCGCTTTTAATAAATAGATTTTGGCCTTCGTATATGCTATCATAATCTTGCGATTCACTTACTTTACTTGTTGTATAGATTGCATTAAAATCTTTTCCTTGTCCAGGTCCGGATTCGGCTTTTATATTTCCCATGAATCCACAAACTTGCGCCGGTTCCATAAAGTTACTAAGTGAAGTAAATATTTTTTCTTCTACACCATTTCCTGGCATTGCCTTTGCAATTGCTTCAATTTCGGCAGCATTTGGCTGAACTGACGGAGCTTCTCCTGCTGAATACGTATTATTTGTTCTTGAAGATGTAACACCACCTGCATCTACTAATGGTGATATAAGAGTGGGATCAGAGGCTTGTATATAAGAAGGTTCTTGTATAGTAACATAGCTTCCAAGAATTAGTGGTATTTGAGATAATTCTCCATCTAAAAACATGCCATGAACCATTGCACCTTTAGCCAATACTGAATTCTCTCCTTGGCCTGAAATTCCTGGAGAAGTTGTAGGAATTAAACATTGTGCCCAAGGCAGATCATTATCTTCTATTTCAAGATTATCATGAATGCCAAATATTCTAACTTGCACTCTTCCCATGCCTTTTGGATCGTCATTTCTTCTGACTTTTCCTATAAAAAATCTTGGATTATCACCCCAATATTCATTAGATATACTTTTCATTTATAAGCCTTTATCTTTTCTGATGTGATAATTTACATAATCCTAAAGTGGTAGAAAAAGCACCATCACCTGCAGGACTAAATGTATGTTTAGCTGTGTATATTAAATAATTGCCAGACTTTTTTATATCTAATTCTTGACTATTTTCAATGTTATCATGCATTGCATTTTTTTTAATTTCTACACTTATTCTATTACTTATAGTCATATTTGCATCTTTTGCTAAAAAGTTTCTACCTGGTACTTCGATAGTTAAACTTGATTTATGCAAATACCCTCTCAATCCACGGGCCGTTACTTTTAAGTTATGTAAATCACCTGTATGATATTCGTTATACCCTCTAATAAGATCAGGTGAACCATTTGAAACTCCACTTTGTGAGCGAGTTGTAGTAATGTTAGTTATTGTTGATGCATTATATTGACTCATATTTTTACCACCTAACATTGCTTTATCGTCATAAACTGGTATATCATCTTCAGGCATAATTCCTAACATTTTTGCTCGGGCAAATGTTTCTCCAGGATTATGTTTTCGTACATGTATTGTTCCACGATACGTATCGATAAAATTATATGTTGAAGGGCCTAAACCAATATTATTATATGTATTCTGGCTTTCAGAGTTTTTCATTGAATAGCTTTTTATTATGAAAAGTTTTTCTATTGGTTTTAATGTATGAGCTTTAGCTGCAATCGATTCAGAATAAGTGTATGGTAATAATCCACTTCCAGGATTATTTACTGTTGGTAATTTAAGCATTGTTTCTAAATCTAAAAATCTAATTCTATCATCGCCCATACTAGCAAAAACATAAAATGGATACCCATTGCCGCTTATACATCTATCACATAACCACAAAAGTGCATCTAAAGGGCCAATATTTGGTATCAATATTTTTAAAGTTCCATCTATTAATGGTTCAATATCATCATTAAATAATAATTCATTATTTAAAAAATAATCTGATCCACTAAATGTGTATCTATTTAATTCATTTAATAAGCTTTGCATTATTTCAACTGGGTTACTTACAAACCCTCCGTCGTTAAATCCGCCGCGACTTTCAACTGCTTTAAATACTTTATTGATTGCCATTAAATTAGATTGGAAAGCTCTTTCTTCTATTAAATGCAATAAGACAATTTCATTGTTATCATTACTTTTTCCAGAATTAGTTACTTTATTTACAATAAAATGTTTAGTGATAGTGTTTATTTTACTGTCTTCAAGTTCTTCACCTGACATAAGTGTTATTGAAACTCTTTCTGTTCCAAAGAAAGGAAATCTATCTCCTAAATTTTCATTGTCTAAAAATGCTAAATTCGCTGTCAAAAATGGTTTTTCTATTGATTCAAAAAAGCTTATTTCATTTATAACATTCTTAATATCATAACCTTCAGGCGCAAAGGTCCAGCGGTGAGCTGTTATAATCACTGATTGAATTACAAATTCATAAGGATTTGAATACTTACTAACTTCAGCCATTAAAAAAATTACCCACTTATGGTTTCTATGAAAGCGCGATGAACAGTTCTTATTACGCTTGGCTTTAATACTTTAATTTTTCTTAATTTATTATTTTCATTTTGAAGATGCTGAGAGTAAGTAACTTCTGTTATAAATGCACTTTGATTTTCAGATAGTGGATCAATATCAACCCAATTACCATCTGCATCTTCATGATGATGGGGTGCATTTATTTCAAGAGATGCCGAATGCAATCGAGCATTCTCAAATAAAGTAACATCTGGATAAGGTATAATTGCGCCTGGATCTAATAACGCTAAAGGATTAGCAATTATTCTATCGAATTTAACTGTTTCACCTGGTATCCAAGAACCAACAGACCCACTAATAATTATTTGACCAAGATCTAATTTTTTTCTAATAACTGTCCCTTTTGCACCAGATTGTGTACCCTCTACTAAAGACCCTACTTTAAATATATTAACTAGATTTGAAGTACTAGTTGGATTACCGATATGTGGAACACCATTATCATCTGTCCGAAAATTAAGCACTGTGTTGGGATAAGATTCATCTAACTGAGATTTTATGTTTCTATAAGTTAATGGCCAGCCTTGTCTTCGAAGATGATCATTCATTAAATAGAATGTCCAATAATATTTATGATCACCGTACATTTTTGCAGATAATACGTCTGGTCTATCTCCTTCTAAGATTTCATAATTTAAATAATGTTGAAACGAATCTTTAAACTTATCTACTATATCAGCATAAGAAGATATGTTTTGAAAGATAGAAAATGCGTTATCTTCTTCACCAAATTTATATCTTACATTATCAAAACCTGCAAAGTATCCCATATTAGAATCCGTCCTGTATATCTTTTTTATTTAACAATTCATTTTCTCTTAAGGTCATCGATATAGTGGTTTCTTGAAAATGACCACCTTTGAAAAAAGCCGCAGAAGGAGCATTAAATGTAGCTTGAAAATTAGTTAAATAACATGGTTTAAATCTTATAAAGTTTTTTCCATTATTATCACCCTTTCCATAATGTAAACTAATTTTAATTTCATTTGGAAATCTATAGCCAAATGGAACACTAATTCCACCAAGTGTGTCTGTATTAAATGCATCTGGATATAATTCAGTTCTAAAAAATTTAACAATACTTGCTACCATCCTTGCTTCTCTTTCAGATACAGGTTGCATTTTAAAACTAAAAGAAAATGTTCTTAGTTGAGGTTTATCAAATAGCATAGTCATATTAGCCACAGGTGAAGTTCTTAATGTTCCTCGTACTGCTCCATCTATTACTCCATTTTTACCAGCCATGCCTGCAAGTCGTGTAGCACTAAGTCTTGCAGCATCTTGACTAACCGAACCTTTTAATGCATCATAAAGATTTCCTAATGATGCAAAGCCACCAGCTGCTAAAGATTCTATCATTCCTTCACCCCTAGCCATTCCTGCAGCTGCTGCCCCGCCAGCTAAACCAAGATCAGCAGTTGAATAGCTAACACCATCTTGAAAAACAATACTAGAAGGCATATACATTTTACAACTTGTTAAAGAATTTGTTTTCTTTTCATTTGTAAGTATAGATTTAGCTTTAAATTCTGCCGCGGCTTGGACAGGAGCTGGGTCGTCGGACTGTTGGGCTGGCTCGCCAGCTGGCTGGCCAGTAGCAGCTGTATAAGTCGTATCACTTATAAATTTTATCATTTCTCCAATTGCACCTGAAGCTCCACCTCCTAAAGCTGGTGGTGTTGTAATTACTGGTTGAAATAAAATATATGCTGGATATTCATTTTCGTTATGAACAGGAAATTTCAATCTAATTTTTGAATCAGGTGCTGTTTCTGATTCAAAATCTAAACCCGAATTGCGCGCTCTTGCAGCTCTAAGTTCATCGCCTCTTAAGTGTGTTCTCGGATTTGCAAATACCATATTAGAATTTCCTATAAATAAGTCTAAATTATCTTAATTATATTTATATAGGAAACTATGAAAACATACTCAGGCAAATTTAAACCAAAGAATCCAAAAAAATATAAAGGAGATTATACCAATATAGTGTATAGATCAATGTGGGAGCGTCATTGTTTTAAATGGTGTGATGAGCAAAGTGATGTTATATCATGGTCAAGCGAAGAAGTTGTAGTACCATATTTGTATGAAGTTGATAAAAAATATCATAGATATTTTGTTGATCTTAAAATTACATTTAAGAATAAAAAAACTATATTAGTTGAAATCAAACCAGATAAAGAAACACGACCTCCGAAAAATCCAGGTAAAAAAACAAAACGTTATATTACCGAAGGATTGACTTATGTAAAGAATATGAATAAATGGAAAGCTGCAAAAAATTATGCAGATGATCGCAATTGGGAATTTCAAATATGGACTGAAAATACTCTTGATAAAATGGGAATAAGACCAAAGGGCAAAAGTTTAAAACCTCTGCCGACAATGAAGAAACCTAAGAAAAAAGTATAAATAGATTCATGACAGAGATATTTAAAACACTAGAACTAGAAGCTTTTCGTGCAGGGATTACTCCTCGCACTAAGGAGTCACGTGAATGGTTTCGACGTAAGATAAACACGATGCGTGGAAGAGAATATCGTAGAATTAAACGTGGTCAATTGATGCAAGAAGATGAATTGACTCTTAATAATAACACTGATATTGGTAAAATGTGTATGTTCTTTTATGATCCAAAGCATAAAGATACCTTACCTTTCTATGATAGTTTTCCTCTTGTTATTATTATTGGCAAAGCAAAAGGTGGTTTTCTTGGTATGAATTTACATTACTTACCTCCAATATTAAGAGCTAAGTTTCTCGATGCTTTAATGGAAAATGCAAAAGAAGATGATTTCAATGTTACATATCGAACAGTAAAAGCTGCAAGTAATATGCAATATTACAAGCCAACTATTAAACACTATCTTAAAAAACACTTAAGAAGTAGATTAGCAACTGTACATGCTCCGGAGTGGGAAATTGCAACTTTTCTACCGACAGCTTCTTGGCAAAAAGCATCTGGTCGTGAAGTATATAGAAATTCAAGGAGTGTACTAAATGGGTAATAATTCAATTTTTAATATTGATGCAATGAAGGGTGCTATGAAAGATGGTTTAGCAAGACCAAATAAATTTTTAGTATCTTTGCCTGCCGGTAATACAATTGGAAATGATAATAAAACATTTAAAGGTAGAGAAAGTAAAGTAGCAAATGATCTACCCAATAGACCTAATTTAACTTGGCTATGTAGATCATGTAGTCTACCTATAAATCAAATGTTGACGTCTGAAAGACTAATTGGCATAAAACAGGAAAAAATAACATATGGATATGCTCAATCAGATGTAATCCTTTCTTTTTACGAACCAAACTCTTGGCCTATAAGAAAATATTTTCAATTATGGCAGGACACTCAAGTAAATCAAGATACTCAAGAATTGAATTTTAAATATGGATCATATACTAATCCAGGATACGCAAAAGACGTAAGAATATTTGCAATGGATACAACTGGCAAAGCGACATATGGTGTTCTTTTAATAGATGCATTTCCTACAACTTTAAATGCTCAAGAGTTTTCAAATGAGAATAATGGTATTGTTGATACCACAGTAACTTTAGCTTATACTAGGTACCAAACTTTAGCAGTAGGATATAAACCAACCACATCAAAAGCTAATCTAGACTTTGAAAATGGATTAGATGCATTTGTTGCTAGTAAGGCAGATACACGAACAGACGCACAAGTACTTGGAGACGTAAATAGAGCAACTGGATTAAGTACTAGTACATTTATTTAGCATAATTTTTTATAATTTTTAAACCATGAGGTAATATAATGGCACTACCAATTTTAAATGATACACCAAAATATGAAATGACAATTCCATCTACTAATCAAACACTTAAGTTTAGACCATATTTGGTTAGAGAAGAAAAAGTTTTAATGATTGCAATGGAATCTGAAGATACAAACGAAATGTTTTCAGCCATTATTGATACTATTAAAGCATGTGTTTATGATCCTAAAAATTCTGTTGTTTGGGATTCATTAGCAATTTTTGATATTGAATATATGTTTGTTACAATTAGATCTAAATCTGTTGGTGAAACAAGTAAACTTAGTTTAAAATGTATTGAATGTGAGACGGCAAATGAACTTCAAGTTGATTTATCAGATATTGCTCCGGCGATGCCTGATATAAGTAACATAATTGTTCTTACTGATGATATTAGTTTAGAAATGCAATGGCCGGCATATGCTGATTTATATGAATCTAATATGGAAAAAATGAATTCAACAGATATGACAATGATGATGATTGGTAAATGTATTAAATATGTGAATACTGCTGATGATCAAATTATATTAAAAGACGAACCCCAAGCATCTATTGATGCATTTGTAGAATCTTTAAGTACTACTCAATTTGAAATGATTAAAAACTATACTGAACAAATGCCACAAATAGTAAAGGATATTAGTTTTACCTGCGTTAATTGTGGACACCATAATAATATTAAATTACAAGGAATGTCTGATTTTTTTTAGTTTGCCTCTCTCATGAAAGTCTCATAAACTTTTACAAGAGTAATTTCAGGATGATGCAAGATCATAATTATTCATTAAGTGAACTAGAAAACATGATACCTTGGGAACGAGAAATTTATGTGATGCTTCTTGCTGATCATATAAAAGAAGAAAACGATAAAGCAAGAGATCGTAAAAACGGTCTTACGTAATAGAAAGAATAGATATGGCGACTATAGAACAATTAACTAAACAGCTTATTGATGTAAATAAGGATCAAGTTGTAGTCAATGAAGAAAATGTTGATGCAATTGATAACCTTACAAAATCAGTTAATAAACTTCTTAGGTTCCATGAAAAAGCTGCTCGAATGACTGGAAGACAATTAGAAGCAGAAAGAGAAGGACCACGAAGAGGTGTTCGTGGTGCTGGTGCACCAGCTACAAGTAGTTCATCAAGTAGTTCTGGCATGTCACCTATAATTCCTCCAATGGGATCATTTGCTATTCCAGCTCTTATCGCTCTTGGAGCATCTTTAACAGGACTTGACGCAGTAATAAGAGCTCTTGCTCTTCCAAAAACGTTTAGTCTTTTTGGAAAAACTATTACTACATTTAAAAATACCATAACTGGTATTGGCACCACAATGTCGACATTTGCTGACAGTGTCAAAAATTTTAAAATCAAACTGCCAGATTTACCAAAAATACGATTTGTAGATCTTGCGGGCGAGCCATATGATTTTAGTAAATGGACTAAAAAAATACCAACAGTTGATGTCACAGCAATAAGATCTAACGTTGTAACATTCTTTGATGATATTGCAACTAAAATTAAAACATTCGTAACAGTTGATGTGACAGCAATAAGATCTAACGTTGTAACATTCTTTGATGATATTGCAACTAAAATTAATACAGATCTTGTAGATAAAATGGATGATTTTAATGTTGGTATGAGTTCTATTAAAACTAGAGTAAACCTATTTCTTGGTGGCATATATTTAGAATTTGATAAAGCATGGGCTGGCGCATCAGACGAATTTATTAAACATATGACAAACATTAAAACTAGAAGCCTAAGTTTTTTTACAGACATAATAGCTAAATTAAAATTATTACTTCCCGGAGCCGGAACTGAAGGATTTAAAACTATTACTGATAAAATTACAAGCATTAAAACTGGTGTTGGTGGATTTTTTGATAGCGCAAAAGAAATGGTAACGCAAAAGTTAACATTACCTGACGCTTTTACAAATAGAATTACAGCCATTAAAACTGGTGTTGGTGGATTTTTTGATAGCACTAAGACATTTGTAGGAGATAATCTAAAATTTGATATGGGTAGTAAAATTACAAGCATTAAAACATCTGTTGGTACATTTTTTGATAACATTCCACGTATTCAATTTGAAATGCCAGCAGGCGCAGATAAAATAGGTGAAAAATTAAGAAGTGTAATAGGAACATTAAGTGCAGGAGCAGGTGGAGCAGAAGCTGGAACTGGTATACTAGGATTTTTAAATCGTGTATTCACATTTATGAGTCCTTTGCTTACGCCCTTTAAATTTGTATTAAGAACAGTAATGAGACCTCTTACTCAAATATTCATAACTTTAATAGATTTTGTAACAGGATTTTACGAAGGATTTACAAAATCTGATGAAGAAGGATTTCTTAAGAAATTAAAAGATGGTATTGAAGGCGGAGTAATTGGTGTCATTAAAGGATTTACAGACGCAATAAATGCTGTATTCGTCGAACTTCCAGCATGGCTACTTAAAAAATTAGGATTTACTGGTGTTGCTGAAAAATTAAAAGAATTTAATTTAACAGCTCTTGTTGATCCGGCATGGGAAGCAGTTAAAGACTTCTTTACTACAACAATTCCAGATAAGATGGAAGAATGGAAAAAAGCATATGCTGATTTTGATCCAATGGAATTTATTACTGAAAAATTTGAAATGGTTAAATGTTTCTTTACTGATACTATTCCAAATGAAATTGCTAAATTTAATCCGCTTAAAGATTTTGATCTAATAGGGTCACTTACAACCTCAATATCTGGATTATTAGATTCAATTGTAAGTATTATTCCAAGTGGTGAAGCAATCAAGAAAATGATAATAAATGCTGCTAAGCTAATTCCAAGTGGTGAAAAAATATTAAAACTAGCAGGATTAATACCAGATCCTGAAGCAGAAGCGAGAGCTGCGTTAACTGATCCAATGAAATTGCCAGCTGAACTTACTGGTGGGCCTATGGATGGGACTGTACGTACTTATAGAGCCGTAGGGGCGGAGGGCAAACAAAATCTTACTTTAGGCCAATTAGAAGATAGAGCAACCGATCGAAAAAATAAAGAATTGGCTAAAAAAATTGCTCTACGAAATGAAACATTGGCTAAAACAATGGGTATATCTGTAGAGGCTCTAGCTGAAGCTAGAGACGGAGGACCTAATCCTGATCTTGTTCGAAGACTTGCAAAAGAGTTAAATCCAGTGGTAGGCAAACGTGAAGATGAGATTGTACAAGAGCGCAGACATCAAGAAAATCAGGCAAACTTACGAGCATTAAGAGAAGCTCTCATGATGAGGGACGCAGTGCGAGAAGGATCAGCGTATACCACAAATAATTATGTTGCTGCATCTCAAGGTTCAACTGATACTGAATTAAGTTGGGTAGAGCGATTTTTCCTGAAATGACCTAAATGAAAAAATTAAAAAAATGCCGACAATTAAGCCGGCATTTCTCAGTTATATAGTTATATTTAATCGTTAACTAAATTAGCAAAATGCGACATGATATCGTCCTCATCATCTGAACTAGCTACAGCACTCATTGCAGGTTCAGGAGCTGATTTAATAGGTGGCGCTACTTTTTCTTCTCCAAGGCTACGCTCTTGGGCCACAGTGGGAGCTCCAGCAACTGCTGATTCTCCAAGCACACTCATCAATTTAGTTTTTAGCTCTGTATAAGACTTATACTTAGTAGGGTCAGTATACTCAGCCAAATCGTGCATTGAATTGTAAATACCTTCAAGTTTTGCATCATCATCAGAAAGTACTTCTTGAGAAGCAAATTCTGATTTATCGTAGTTGCGATAACCTTCAACATCCCGAATTTTTAGTTTGAAGTTAGCACCAGTCCAAAAATCAAATGGATTGATTGGTTCTTCATCTGCAAATTCTGGTTGCATTGCATCCATTAGTTTATCAAAGATTTTCTTACCATATTGATAGAGAAATACCTTACCTTCATTAGCAGGGTTGCCTGGATCAGATACGATAAGAACGTTTGATACATAATGCAAACGACGTTTTTGGTTACGAGCGATTGTCTTATCAGACTCAACACCACTATTCCAAAGACGGCTATTGACTTCACCAACTGGATCATCTTGTCCAATAGATGTAAGTGATCGTTCAATGTACCATTTACCAGTTGGGCCTTTAAAGCCATGATCCCAATAACGAACCCATGGCAACTCAGAACCTTCTGTAGCTGGGAGAAAGCGAAGAACAGCATAACCATTATTCTGTTTATCGACTGTAGGTTTCCAAATACGATCATCTGTGTATTTGTTTGTAGAACCGCCAGCAGATTCTGCTGCTGCTACAAGTTTATCAATTTGACCACGGTTCCGTTTTAGATTTGCAAAAGACATATTATATTCCTTATATTTGCTGAATTATGTTTTGTATTAACTGAATTATTATACCACATTTTTGACATGAAGTATACCTTTATTTATATTATTTTCTGACAAAAATAACTGTCTCTTTACCAGTGTCAGGATTGATTGATGGAATTGCAACATGACCTTCAGGAACAGATTGAGTTCCAACATATTGCCATGTATTTCCAGCTGCTTTGTTTGCTGCTCCGACAGCAAAAAACTCTTCATTATCATTCAAAAAGAGCATTGTAATCATAATTAGTTCAAACATTCTTGTTTTCCTTTGTGTGTTTATATAGTTGATAATAGTAGTCAAAAGTTACTGGATAGTTGTCTGGATCGGGCATTACTCCTTTAAACATTTTAATAAATTCATTTATTTCTTCATTGCTCATGATTACACCTAAAAGCACAATACCATTCCCAAAAATAATAAGCATTTATAAGCATTGCTACTACGATTATAGGGTTACTAGAAAGATTAATTGCGATATACGAAAGTATATCTGCAAATATGTATATTACTACATAATCCCACCATCTTATCATTCGAATAGCAATTCATTTTGTTTTGGTAAAAAATTAAGACTCATTGCTTCAGCTTCAATTTTTTCTCGAATCACATTTGATATAAACTTTTTTACATCTTGCGGATCAATATTGGTGATCTCACATGTCTCAATAACAGCATCCATATATGATAATTTTTTATCAATGACTTGCTCTTCAATTAACTTACCAAACTTGGCTCTGTTCATAAACTTAACTTCTTCTTGCATAATCATCCTTCCTATTTAGCCATAACTCTAACAAGGATAGTATCCTTATTGATGCGACCATTTACTTTATCTTTAGTTTTAGTCGTGAGCTCAGACCATTCTTTTCTAATTTGATTTGCTGATTTTGTCAAAACCGCTTTTATAAAATCATCCGGTTTGCGAAGTTTAGTACTACGTGAAAGATCAGCATCAAGGCCTAAAATAGTAGTACCCTTTACTTCAAAACCAATAGATTTTTGGCATACATATTCTGTTAGCTCTTTGTATTTTACATTAAAGGTATATAAACGCATTGCACCAATTATAGAAGTTGGATGGATTGAAGTGAGTTTATACTCTTTTGACTCTTTTGCATAATTAAGTTTTTCGACTTGCTTATCTGCAGTTTTAACTTTTGGCTTACGAGTAGTACGCAATGCCTTTTTTGACGCTATGAATTTATCAGTATCGTTTACAAGTTGATTAAGAAATTCAAGATATTTTTTACGTTCTGGAACAGAAAGATATGAAAATGCTTCAACCAAATCTTCGGTTTTATTTTCAACTAATTCTTTTGCTTCATTACGAATTGGTGTATAGTAATCCAAAACAGCTTTGGCTGTATTATTTGCAGCATCAACTTTTTTTAATTCATCATAGAGTGAATACTTCATGCATTCCTTATGATTTTTAGGATCATATTGATCAAGAACATGTTCAACTTGGCCAATAAATTCTGATGTTTTTTCTTTTAAAATTTCTTGTATAGTTTTTCTTTGAGGCGATGGATCATCAGCAAGGTCAGCTTTTCTAGCAATGTTTTTCTTTCCACGGCCAAGAATTTCTTTCATATGGCGATTTAAACATTCTTCGGCTTTCCACCATATTGGAAATTCTTTATCCATTTCTTTCCAAGCAATAGTAGCAGCTACAAAAGGTAAACCAGTAAAAGCCCATTCAGGTGCTTCAAGAGCAATCTTAGCCTGATCCTTTGGCATAGTTGTTTTAATATAAGACTTAATCTTTGATGCAATATCTTTTTTATCAAGATCAGTACGGCAATAATCGTTAAATTCACGAAAGTTTCCCATTGGCCCAGCAGTAAATCCAGTTGACTTGCGTCTAGAAAATGTTTGCTTGACTTTAGCTTTCTTTGTAAGCTTACGAGTTACCATTATTAAAGTCCTCTATTTTGATTAAATCATAATCTCCATCATCCATTTCTTCGTAATGAATATAGCCATCATGACATAGTTTAGTGATTACAAGATCAATTATGCCTTCAACGTTTTCTTCTTTTGCGCTTCTACGACCAATAATATAAGAAGTAATAATAATCCCACTTACAAGTAAACTAAGTTCAAGCATAGTTGTCTCCTTAACATATGATTATAGTAACACAAATAAGAGCTATTGTAAACCCTTAAATGCATTTTTTTTATTTTTTTATGATTTACCTGCAGTAACATATGAGCCTTCAGCCATATCATATGCTGCTACTAATTCTTTTAACATATATGGTGATATTACCACAATATTAAAATCATCGTCGTCAGTATATTGACGAATGTAGCAGAGTTCTTCATCAACAATAATTTCCACGTCGTCAGTTTTTCCATTATTATCTAAAATAGTAATAATACTATGATCATATTTATGTTCAACTGTAATCATAATTTTCTAAGTAAACCTTTTAATTTAACAATTTCAGCATTAGTAAGAGTTGCGTAAGGGACTTTTAGAAGTCGATTTACTGCATTAATGATAAAGTCCCTATCATCTTGTTTCATTTCTTGAAAGCCTTTCTTAAGCTTTTAAGGGCCTCTGAGATGATAGTCGGATATTTTCCGATATAACTGCCTGCTTCTAAAACATCCTTGCTTAGTAGGTGTTTATGATAGTGTTCAATATTGTCCCATTGCTTAAGAATATTTTTTGCTAATTTATCATAAAAATCATCAGATAATATTGGATCATCTTTTTCATAGTAAGCATACGATGCCATAAGGTAATATGGCACCGTCATATTTACATTATTACTAATTACTTTAGTAACGTGTTTATCTAAAATCATCTGCGCATACTCGCCGCATCAACTGCTGCCTGTTTGTTATCTTTACGAATTGGCATAAGATTACTTTTGTGTGTTACAACAATCCCGGCAATCTCATTACCTGTATATTTATTAGTTTCTTTTAGTGTACCATTATCAATACTATTTGATAATTGATCTCTTGAAACTTTAAATTTTGGCCGCTCATGACGATAGTCTTGTTTAGTACCTTTCACACCCATACGATCAAGAAAAGCCTGATGTTCAGCTTCTCTTTCTTTCCATCCAGGCTTCTTTTTAATTTTAGATTTTCCGTGTACTTGCACGCCTCTAATCATATGCATAGACATTGTATACTCCTTTATCATTAGATCTAATCTATCACACTTTTAAGCAATTGTAAAGGATTATTTTGATTTATACATATTTACATTCTTGTACACTATCAACACGAAAAGAACGCCAGCCTTCTGCCTTTGTATCCCAGCATGGAATGACTTCAGGATTTACAGCACGAACTTTCTTTTGAGTAATAGGTTCATCTTTTTCAGCAGATGGAATCATACCTTCTAGCAAAGTGCAAGTCATAACTCGCTTATCGCCATTTACTTTTGTAAAGGTTACCTCGCATACTCCTGATGTAAGCATATTCATATAGTTATCACGATCTTCAGTCATTAATATTACCCTTTCCGGTAAATGCATCATTTTCTAAATGATACTTATTGATAAGCTTTTTTAAAAACTTGTTTTCTTCTTCTAATTGAATAATATGTTCAGCCGCTTTCCAAGCATAATGCTCAGTACATCTGGACTTCCATTCTTC